CGTCTGGGTCACGTCCCGCTTCGGGATCCGCTTCCACAGGCTGAGCTGCTTCATGGTGTAGGTGGCGCTCGCGAGCACGCTCTCGATGCTCTGCGGCACCAGCGGGCTGAAGGTGCCCGTGTCGCCGGCGCTGGTGGTCGCGCCGGTCTGGTAGCCAACGCTGGCCGCCTTTCGCAACGCGGTGTTCAAGGCAACCAGATCCGCCACGGGGACGTTCTGGTTGTTGTTCGGGATGCTCATCATGATCTTGAATGTTCCTTCAGGGGCCTCCAGGCCCCGTCAACGACGCCGCAGCGCCAAGCTGATCAGGACAGATTGAAGTCGGACGCCACCTGCTGCGGGTGATGCCCGGCGTTCAGCCGGTTGATCGCGGTGTTGAGCTGACCGCGCCGCTGGCCGGTCGTCTCGTCGTTGGCCAGCTCGACCAGCGCCTTGTTGATCAGGTCAGGGGTGCCGGTCGGCGCGGGGGCCTCATCGGCGGGCGACGGCACGGGGCGCGCGCCGCTGAGCCCACGGGGGGCCTCGGGCACGTCCAGCGCCTTCGCGATGGCCTGGGACCCGTCGCCCAGCTCGGCCACGTCGTCCCGCAGCGCGCTCAGGTCGGCGCGATAGGCGCGCACTTCCTCGATCAGCGCAACCATGCCCTTCGCCATCGCGTCGTTCTGGGCGCGGAACTCGGCCAGCACGGCGTCAGCCCCCTGGGTGACGGCCTCCACAATGTCGGCCGCCTCATCCATGCTCTTGGCCAGATCCTCGTCACGGTCGGCGTGCTCTCGGTCGAACGCCTCCCGCAGATCGCCGAGCGCCTTGTTGAGCTGGTCGCCGCTGTCGGCATCCAAGTTGGCGAGCGCCTTGTTGATGGTGTCCTCGTCGGCCCCCGCGTCTCGGAGCGCCGCGATCATCGAATCACGGTCCATTGGTGTCTCCATCGGGGGTCGTCCCCGTCGTCATTGTCGGCGCGGTGCGCGCGACGGTCAAGCGTTCCTTGAGGTAGTCTACCGCAAGGTGTTGAAAACTCTACGGACGACCGACGCGCACTCGTCGTCAGTCAGCCGGGGGAACTGGCGGCGCAGCTCGGCCTCAAAGTCGGCCACAGCCGGGTTGCCGTCCAGGCTTTGCGGCACCAGCGGGCTAAAGCCCGCGTCCATGCCCGCCGCCGTCTGGTAGCCGACGGACAGCGCCTTACGCAGATCCATGCGGGCCTCGGGGTTGACCGGGTGCTCGCATACGCTGACGTTCATCACGCGCGCCTTGAGGATGCGCTTTGGGTCGGCCTTGTCCCGCTCCAGCACCTTGCCCTCAACGCTGAACCCGTAAGCGCGCTTTGCGCCACTTTTGCGCATGGCTTGGGCCGTCTCGTAGATTTCGCGGGCCTTGGGCTGGTGCAGGTACAGCAGGCCCTCCACGAGCGTCTGGTTGCCCTTGCGGATCACGCGCTCCGGCTCGCCCAGGATCAGCGGGGTGTGGTTGTAGTTGAGCAACCCGTGGTTCTGAAAGTAGCTCCAGTCCACGCCGTCCTGGGCCAGAATCTCCCCCTGGAAGTCCCGCGCCTCGGTGCTGATCACGCCCCCGATCTTGCCCATGCCGATGTTACCGAATCCCCCGTTGGGGTTGTCGGCCTTGACCAGCATTGGAGCCCAGGTCCGAAATTCGTCGCTCACGCCGTACCTCCTTGACGCCTGATCCTACCATCAGCGGACACGCTAAACCCAGGCGGGACCACGCGCGTATCACACCGGCAGTTAGGGTGAACCGGCCACGCGGTCGGTAACCAGTCGGCCGCCTTGCGCCCCACGTTGGTGCCGTTCACCAGCAGCTCACGCACGCTGAACACGCGCGGCCCGCCCTCACCGTCACGAAACAGGCGCAGACAATGGGGGCACGCGCCCGACTCAGTGACCCGCATCACGCGGCCCGCCTCGCCGTAGTCGTCAATGGCCTGCTCGACCATCCCCAGGTTGTGCGCGCCCTGTAGCTCGGTAGCCGCGATGCGCGACCAGTTGTGCGAGTAGTAGCCGGTCGCGTCTGCCAGATCGCGCGCTAGCTTCTCCTTGTCGCGGTCGGTGAGGATGCTGTGGGCCGTGCGCTCTCGGATGATGGCCTGCATGGTCGCGCGCTGATCCGGCTCAACCTCTTGCTCAATCCGCTCGCCGTCCCAGACCTCATAGACGGCGCTGCTCGCATCGTCGGCGTAGGTGTTGCCCAGGCCCCGGCAGTACGCGCCAGCCCGGCCGACGGCGTGCTTGTAGCTGGCCGCCTCGTGCGGCCCCATCCACGCGGGCGCGCCGTCAGGCTCCACCACGGGGGCGGGGGGCTCGGGCAAGCTGGTGCCCACCTCGATGCGCCCCCCCAGCTCCAGACCCATCTGAACAGGGGCCTCTGCCAGCTCGCGCGCCATGTGAGGGTCCCAATCCCCCAGCGACCACTCGCGCGCGGCTAGCGCGTCGTCCTCGCCCAGCTTGTCGTATGCGCGACCCAACAGCCGCAAGTAAGCGAAGGGGTCAAGGGTCGCGCCCGCCTCCCCGACGGGGATCTGAACGCCACCGATGCGATCCACGTCCAGCGCGCCCGACTCCAGAAGCGCCTGGATGCGGTCAGGCGGCACGGGCGCATGCTCGACGCCGAACAGCTCGATCAAGAAAGCATCGTGGAAGTCCACGATCAGATCGCGCACCACCTTGGCGAGCACGTCACGCACTACGCACAGCCTCATCCAGCCGCGCCAGCAGCCGCGCCTGCATCGCGTCGTATGCGCCAGCCACGCGCCCCGCGACGTGCGCCACCGCATCCAGTTCGCCACCACGCGCCGGTAGCGCCTTCGCCAGCTGGGCGCAGCGGGTCAGCTCGCGCTCTGCGTCCAACAGGGCCGGTAGACGCCCCCGCAGCGCCGCCGCTGCGTCAGCGTGCCCCAGGGCCTCCAGCGCCTTGCACAACCCCTCCTGGGCGCGCTGGGTGACCTCTGCGGGCGTCAGGTCGGCCAGCTCCCCCGCTCGGCTCTCGGTCAGCTCAAGCCGCATTAGAACAGCCCCCCTTGTGACGCCGCCGCGTCAGCCTCTTCGCGCTCGCCAGCCGCCACCGCATCAGCCGCCGCCTTGCTGGCCGCCGCCGCCGCTGCCTTGTCTGCATCGCTGCCGCTCTCGTGCGCCTTGCGGTGAGCCTTGGCCGCCGCCGTGTGTGCGTCCTGGGCGCGCTCCTTGGTGCTCGTCCACTTGTCGCCCCCCCACCGCTCGGGCAGGCCCTCGGCCTCGGCCTCGTGCTTGTCAGCCTCGCTGGCGTGGTCGGTGGCGGGGCCTGCCTTCTTGGCCGCCGCTGCCGCCTTGGTGGCCTTAACGTGCTTCTCCCGATCTGCTGCCGCCTTGGCCTGGGCCGCGTCCTCATCGGCCGCAGACCCGAACGCCTCTTCAAAAATCGTGTCGGCGCGCTTCTTGTCGTAGAACGCCAGCGGCTCCGCGCCCGGCTCCTGCTTGTGCGCCTGCTCGGCGTACTTGCGGAACACCTTGGCGAGCTGGACGGGGCCGCCTTGGTGGATCAGCGCGTTCAGGATCGCAGTCGCGCGCGCGTTCGGCCCCTGGGCAGGGTGCAGCCCCGTGGCCATCTTGCCGTCAACCTCGCGCGCCTTCACGTTGCGCTGCCACGCCTCCAGGCTGGCCGCGCGCCCCTTCTTGCCCTTGGGCAACCCGTACTTGTCCTGAATCTCGACCACGGCGTCCAGCGCGTGCGCCAAGTCCTCTTTGACGCCGTAGTCAGCCCCCGCGCCCTCGGCCTGCACCATGTACGGGACCGCGCGCGCCAAGGACTCCATGATGCTCTGCGGGACCTCGCTCAGCAGGTCCGCATCAGGCACCATCGACCCCACCAACACGTTCTCTACCAGGGCTACGCCGTTCTGATTCAGCCGCCCATTCTTCATGTATGCGTTTTGATTGGCCGCGCTGATCACGCCCGCCCGCTTGAGCTGGTTGACGAATCCCTCCGCGCCCTTGCCGCGCAGGTAGGCCGCCAGCGTCTCGTCAGCGCCCATGCTGGTGCCCAGCTCGGCCAACACCTTGCTGTCCATGCGCCGCGCCTGGGCCACCGCCATCGTGCGCGGGTCCATAGCCTGCGTCATGCTCTCGTTGAGCTGGCGCACGAGTAGCTGCTTGTGGGCGTCGTCGCGCGGCTGCACCTTGCGGACCAGAACGGGAGCCTTCATGGCGTCCACGTCGTCAGGCTTGAAACCGAACTGCCGCGCGTTGTCCTTGAGGTAGCCCTTGAGATCAGCCGCCTTCGCGCCGCCCTGCCGGTAAGCCCGTTTCATGCTCATGCCGCGACTGTTGCCGCCCAGCACCACCCCGTTCTCATCCACGATTGGCGCGCCGTTGGTGGCGTCTGGGTTGGTGTTGATCACCAGATCGGGGCGCAGGTTCTCAGCGTTGCCGATCACCTTCAGCTGCTCGGCCTTGTCGCGATGATAGGCCCGTTCGTTGCCGACGTTGTGCCGTGCGTCCTTGCTGAAGGTGGCCGGGTCGTGAGACGTGATCACGTCGTCGGCATCCATCAGCACCCACTCAGCGCCCATCGGCTCAGGCTGGCCAAACTCGCCCGCGACGTAGACCGTCGTGTGTGCGCCCTTTTTGGTGGGCTCGGTGCGCGGGGCGACGGATTGCAGCCCGCCCAGGAAGACGCGCAGCTGGTTCATGGCCGGGTCGTCCCGCATGCCGGGGTATGCCTGGGCCATCGCCTGCAACTGGCCGATCATGTGCGCCGCCCGCACCTTGGCCAGCGCCTCCGCGCTCATCTTGGCATCCATAGCCAACGGCTGCTGCTCAGCGTCGGGGCCTGGGGTCAGGGCCAGCTTGAGCACTTCACGCAGGTGCGCGATCTCGGACGTGGCTCGGTTGACCACACGCTCCATCGCCGCAACGGACCGGGGCAGGTGGATCGCCGCAGCAACGTGCTTTGTATCCACCGCCTCCGCGCCGTCAGCCTTGGCCAGATTCTCAGCAGCTCGGGACAGCTTGCGGTAGTTGCGCGCGACCCAGGCCGTCTCACGGTCCAGCATCGACCCGATCAAGGTCTGCCGCGCGCCGTCCGTCCAACCCTTGCGCTCCAGGGTCCAGCGGATCGCGCGCTTGGCGTCGTCGGCGTTCACGCCAGCGCGCCCCAGCGCCTTCTCCAGCTTGGCGTGGACCTCGGGCAGCCGCTTGGCCATATCGGCAAAACGCTGGCTGTCGGTGTCGCCTTTCAGCTCGCTCAGCAGCTCCGCAGGCACATGCTTTAGCACCGCACCCGCGTACTGCCTTGCGCGCTTCTCGGCCCACTCGTAGAAGCGGGACCCGTAGTGCTCGGCGAGCATCTGCGTCCACTCGTCGTGGCTGACGGTCTTCTTTTTGCCGTCGTCGCCCTCGATGGTCAGGCCCTCGCTGTGGACCTTGTGAACCTTGATCTTCTTGCCGCCCAGGTTGACCTCTTCGCCCTCCTGGGCGCTGCGCGCGCTGCTGCTCTCCGCGTAGTAGTAGCGCCAGCCGCCGCCCGGCTTGGGCACGCGCCGAACGTACTTGTGCGAGCCCGCTTGCTGCCCCTTGATGGCCTTGGCGAGCATGGCGCTGAACGCGCCGTGAGCCTTGCCGAACAAGCCCAGCTGTTGCTGGGGTTCGGCCTGCTTCTTGCGCTCGCTCTGGCGCTCAAACAGCCCTTGCTGGGCGCTGTCGGCCTTGGGCTTGCGCCGGGCCTTGGCCGTGGCGGGGGCCTCGCCGCGCCGCCCCACCAGCGTGCGCCCAGCCCCGTCCGCCTGGACGTGGTAGCCCGCCGCCTTGAGCCGCCGCACCACCTTCTCATTGTGGCCGCGCTCAACGGCGTGCAGCTTGTCCACTTCCTCGGGGCTCAGGTGCGCCTTGGGCTTGCCCGTGTGATCCCGATGGTGCGACTCAATGTGCTTGACCTCTACCAGCGTGGCGCTGTGCTGCCGGACGTGGACGCCGCTCGCCCCACCCTTGCTCGGGGTGGCGTGCCTGCCCTCGCTGTGACCGTGCGCCCGTAGGTGGCGCGCCAGCTCCCCCTGCTCGATGCGCCGCAACGGTGCCTTGCGGTTGCTGCCCTCGTCGGCCGCGCCCAGGATGCTGGTCTGCCGGTGCTCCAGGCCGCTCGCCGCGTGCCAAGGGATCGTGTGCGCCGCGTCGGCCCACTTGCCGTTTTTGGGGCCAATGAACGGACCTTGCTGGGCCTTGGCGATCACGTCTCGCAGGGTCAGGTCACGCACCGACACGGGTCACCTCCTTGCGCAGCCACTCGGGAACACGGCCACCGTCAGCGCGCAGATGATCGTACAGCTCCCGGCACAAGCGCGCACGCGGAACGATGCCGGGCTCGGGGCGGATCAGCCCGCCGACGGGGCATAACATCTTGATCAGGTTAGTGGCCTGGGTGGGCGTCATGCTCATGATGCGGTGTCCTCTCCGTCTTCGCTCAGTAGCTCGCGGACCACGAAGTTATCAGCCCCCTTCTCCCGGCCGAAGAAACCGGGGTCGACGCCCAGGGCCGCCGCCGCCATTTCGGCCGTGGTCATGCCGGGCTTGAACATGGTTTGGCTGATAGCCGCGTCGGCCGCAGTCGTCGCCCCCACCAGCATAGACCCCTCTCGGATCTTGTTGGCGACCTTGGCCTGCACAATCAGGTCAACAGGCGACCCGACCGGCCGCAGCACCTTGACGCGCTCCGTCTGCCCCTGCCGCCACACGCGCCCCGTGGCCTGGGTCAGCTTGTCGGGCTCCCACGGGGTGTTTGCCCACCCGACGAAGTTGGCGCGCTCTTGCAGGTTCGCGCCCGTGCTCAGCGCGTGCGCGTTGGCTAGCAGCAGCTTGAATTTGCCGCTGTTGAGCCCGCGCTGTAGCTCTCGCCGCCGCGTCTTGCCCAGCCCGCCGTGGTAGTGCGGAACCTCGCCGTCGAAGCCGCGCCGCTTGAGCGCGCGCCGCATTTCATCGACCCATGCCGCGTTATAGGTGCTGAAGATGATCCCGCCCGTCTCGGGCTGCTGGCTCATGTGCTCAACGTAGGCGTCTGCCAGCGCCGCCACCTTGGGCGACTCATACTCAGGATTGGCTGCGCCCCAGGTCCCGTCAGGGTCCAGCAGCGCGGGGCTGATCGCGAGCTGGGCAGCGCGTAGCAGCATCACCTGGGCGTTGGTGTGCGCGCCGCTGGCGCTCAGCCGGTCGACCTCGCCCAGCTCGCCAGAGTAGGCCCGCTCCAGCTCCGTCTCTGCCTGCGTGTCAGGCGTGATCTGCATCTGCCCGCCCACAAAGGAGCGGATACCGCTGCGAATGCGCCACTTGATCTCGCACCAGTGCGCGAAGCGGTCACGAATCTGGGCCTGAAAATCGGACTCCCCGACCCTGGGGGCCAAGTCCACGCGCGTCGGTAGGTCCACGTCCACGTCTGGATCGTTCATCGTGCGGGCGAACATAACGTGCGAAGTCTTCTGGTACAGGTCGCCCATCGTCTCAGGGCGCGCGCTGCCGTCCTCCCAATGCGTGACCCCACCCTTCTTGCTCAGGTGCCGGTAGGTGTGCGCGTCTGCGAAGTCCTCCCAGGTCGTCCCCATGCTGCCGGGGGCGATGTTGTCGATCACATGGTAGAAGTCTCGGATCCCGTTGGGCTTGGGCGTGCCGGTCATGCCCACCACGGGGCCGTCTGGCTCGGTGACAACCTTGACGAAACCCTGGGTGCGCGCGGCTTCGGGGTTCTTGAAGCTGTGGACCTCATCAGCAACCCGCAGGATGCGCGACCCCTGGGCCTGCATAATGCGCTCCAGCACAACCTGATCACAGGTCGGATCAACGCACTTCAGACCCTTGAAACTATCGTCGCCCACCGCTCTGCCGTCGTCGGACCAGACCCAGCGGTCCCCCTTCTTGTGGATCGCGCGCTCTGGCCGTAGCAAACGCCCCTTTGAGTCACGCTGTTCGGGTGAGTGCAGGCCCTCGATCTCACCACCCAGCTTGATCGCGCGCGCCTCCAACCTGTCCAGGGCCGCCTTGTCCTTGATCTTGGCAGGCTTGGCCGCCATCGAGTCAGGGGTGCCCACCAGCACGTCAATCTCGCCCGCCTCAAAGGCCGCGTAGGCTTTGAGGCGCTGGGGCTTGCCCTTACCATCCAGGCTCACCACCCGTGCATCGCTGACCAGCTCCCCGTGGTCCTCCCAGCTCCCGTGGGCGCTCTTGGGGGCCAGAACTAGCGCCTTGTCCACCGTGCCCCGGTTCCGCAGCTCGTGGTACAGGCCAAAGGCCGCCAGCGTCTTACCCAGGCCCATCTCCATCGCCCACAGGGCGCGCGGGGCGTGGTCGGCCGCGAAGTTGATCGCTTTCTTCTGGAACGTGTGAAAGTCCCAGGGCTTGCCCTGCCCCGGCTCGCGCTTCTCCCAGGGGATCGTCTGCGCCTCATCAGCCCACTGTGAGCCCGTGATCGGGTCGACGTAGGGCGCGCGCAGATCGCGCATCTTCTCCATGCCGTCGGGGATTGGGAAGTCGGCGTTTTCGTGTTCGGCCACCGTGACGCGCGCGAATGTCGTCTGCCGCGAGTCGTCGCAATACTCATCCCAGAAACGCTCGCGTTCCTCGGGTAGCAGGTCGCTCCACCAGCTTGTCAGGTCGCGGTTTACGCGCGTGAAGAACTCTTGCTGACGGCCCCGCAGCTCGTGCCAGCCGCGCCCCCGGTGCATCGAGTCGTAGAAGATGCCGATCCGCCCCGCCCAGCCGTCCCCTTTGAGTACGTCGTGAAACCCGATCTGCTTCAGGAACGCATCAGGGTGCCCGGAGACGGGGACGTAGTTTTCAAACCGGCCGTCACGCACCTTGGTGGCGGGGAACTTGTCGGCGATCAGGCCGAGGAAGTTGGGGGGCCTGTGGGGGCTGGTCTTGAACTCTTTGACCTCGACCAGCCGCCCGATCTTGTCAGCGTCGGGCCGGGCGTCAGCGGGCATGATGCACGCATGCGCTTCAGCCCCACCAGCGAGCCCTAGCACGCCCATCCAGCCGCGCCGGATGGTCCCGCCCTTGACCATGCCGCCCGGCCAGATGCGCCACACGCCGCGCGCCTTGATCCACAGGCTGTACTCGGTCTGTTCGCCAACGTCTTTGGGCAGCAGCGCGCCGGGGGGCGTCTCGTAGCCGTAGGCGAACGCCTGCCGCGCATCGTCCAGTTCTTGCGCCGCCTTGCGCCGCGCCTCTGCCTCTTCGCGCTCTCGGGCTCGCGCCTCGCGATAGCGCCCGTCCCCCTCAATGCGCCCGCCGCCCTGGGCGTCCCGTTCCTCGGGCGGCTTCTCTTCCCAGCTGTCGATGCCCTCGCGCACCATCATGGCGCGCGTGTCGCCTGTCACCCAGCGCGTAACCATGCGGCCGTTGCTGTCCTTGGCGACGTGCTGCACCAGCCCGCGCTCTTCCATCTCGTCTTCAATCTGCTCGCGGGTCTTGCGTCCCCTCCTGGGCTCGGGCTCGGGCTCGGGCTCGGGCTCGGGCGCGGGCGCGGGCGCGGGCGCGGGCGCGGGCGCGGGCGCGGGCTCAGCCAGCTGCGCAAGGTGCTCATCCCACAGCGCGTCAACGTCCACGTCGTCAGGCTCGACCACGGGGGCCGCAGGCTGTTGCGTCGGTGCCGTCTGCTCGTGCTGTAGCACCAGCGTGTCACGCGGGCGCGCGGGCGCTGGTGCGGGCGCTGGTGCGGGCTTGTGCGGCTTGCTGGTCGGTGCCGCAGGCTGGGGCTTGGCTACAGGCTTCGCCGCCTCCTGGGGCTTGCTGGGGGCACGCGGCTTGCTGACGGCGCTGGGGTTGCCGAACAGGCTCAGTTGCTCGCGCGGGCGCGATGGCTCGGGCTTGTGGGCGGGGGTCTTGCGCTCGGCCGGGCGGTGGCTCAGCAGGTCGAGCTGGTGCCCTGTCGTCTTGGGATACCAGTAGTTGCCGTGCCCGTCCGTCCAGCCGCCTTTGCGGCTGCGCTTGGCTGGGCGGTATCCCACGGGCGGCTTGTCGGATTTGATGAGACGCACTACCGCTCCTGTCGGTCGGGGCTCCCGTGTTCCTCATAGTCGAGGTTGAAAGCCCGCGCCATGATAGCCGATGCCGTGCTGCCTGCGTAGGCGTCAGGATAGGCCAGCGCCCCGCAGTAGTAGCTGTCTGTATCCGTGTCCAGCTGGATCACAGACCCACTGGGCCGGTAGTCGTATTGTACAGCTGTGACCTTGTGGCCTGCCGCACGCAGCCGCCCCAGGTTGACGTGTAGCGCCGTGTGGAGTGTGTGTGCGCCCAGGTCCCCGCCGCTGCTCTTAGCGAGCCGCTGGGGTGCTCTGGGCTCGCCGATGGCCACTAGCCCCAGGTCACCGCGCGCCTTGCTCCTGTGGTCGCGTAGCGCGTCAGCCACAGCGGCGAAACTCTTGGGCTGCCCGGCGAGGCTGGCGTATGCGGGGTGTGCGCCTTCCTCAGAGCCCTTTGCGTACTTGCCCATCTGATAGGTGAAGCCCGTCCGCTTCTCCAGCTCCACATACTGCTGAAACAGGTCAGGGTTGTGGGTCGCCGCCGTCAGCAGATCGTGCCCGTCCGCGAAGACGCAGAACACGCAGGACAGCCGCCGCATGCCCAGGTCATAGGCTGCGTGGTGAGGCACGCCGCTGGCCTTGATGTTGTCCCAAACCTGTTCTTCGGTCCACCCGCTGATCGGCAGCCAGTCGTCCACCTCTCGCGCGCCGCTGCTGGCGTCTGATCGGTCAAAAACCAGCTTGTTAGCGCGCTCGGTGCTCTCCTGGGCGCGAAGCCCCATCGCGTTGAGGATGCGCGGCTTATGACCCTTGCCGTTCTTGGCCTTGGCCTGCTTCGCCAGCGCCGTCATCAGCTTGCGAATGTCGGCGCGCTTGTGCTCGGACGTGCAGAACCGTGACCCGCTGTCAGGCCACGGGTTAGGCGCGCCCCAGCTAAGGGTTTCGGCGGGGTCTTTGTCTTTGCGCTTTCGTGCTGCGCTCTCCAGCAGGTACGCGGCGCGCTGCTTCCGGCTCACCGTCTCAGCCAAGCTGGGGGATGCGTCCAGTGACCCCTGCGGTGGGTGCGTGGGCAGGTGCTCGGGCAGCTTGGCAGCCAGCGCCGCCACAGCCGCCCCCATCTCTGCCTTGTAGCGTTTGCTCTCGGCCGCGCGCTTGTCTGCCTTGGGCGCTGGCAGTAGATCGAACAGGTCGCCCCATGTGCCCAGGCCCGCCACCGTCGTGTCCTCGATGCGCCCCTGGAGCTGGTAGTAGCGGACCTCAATGTGCTGTAGCAGGTCGTTTTTCTGACGCTGCACAACCTCCATGCGGATCCCGTAGTGGTCGCTCTGCTGCTGGGCTAGCTCTTTGGTGCCCTCCCACTCAACGCGGCCCAGGTCGGCGTGGACGGCCACGATCTTGCTTCGGTCGATGCCCTGCTGATCGGCCAGCTCCATGACCCGATCCATCATCGCCTGCGAGTCCTTGCCGCCCGACGTGTTGATCAAGATGGTGTCGTAGCTGCCCAGGTCCGGCACCCAATCGGGGTGGTCGGTGGGGTGGATGGCCTTAGCGACTGCCTTCTTGCTCTTGCCCCGGAGCTGGGCCGTGGTGAACAGCGCATCCGAGATCCTGCGGTCGCCCAGCAGATCAGCCAGCGTGTCCCGCCCAGCCGCCAGCACGTCAGCGTAGGTGTGCAGGCCCGCCGCGCTCAACGTCGGTAGGTCACGCTCCCAGGTGCGGTCTAGCTTGCTGTAGGGCTGCACCACGACGGGGCGCGGGCGCGCTGGCAGGTGCTCCAGCCCATCGGGCTTGATCTGGAGTAGGGCGCGAACCTCGGGCGCGTCGAAGTAGTCATATCGCGCCGCGCGTGCCGCCAGCCGCTCCCGCTGGCGCGCCGTGCCGCTCTTGCCGCCAGCGGTCAGGTCAGCCAGCAGCCGCGCCCGGTGCTGGTCGATGGCCTCCGCGTGGTAGCCGTGCAACCGTCGCCGCAGCTCATCCCGACTCAGGTGCTCCAGGGCTCCCGTCTCATCGTGGCGCACCAGCACTTTGCCGCCGTGCTCGGCCACTACCTCAAGATGCCCGTCTTTGTGGCGGAACTTGGCCCCCTGCACCAGCTCGTCAGCGTGCGCCAGCCCGCGCCCGCCGCCCACCCCGTAGAAGTAGCGCCAGCCGCCGCCCGGCTTGGGCACGCGCCGCAGGTACTTGTGCGACCGGGCCTTAGCCAACAGCGTCCGAAACGCGGAGCTGGGCAGGTCGGCGCGCTCACACTTGGCCAGCCGGTCCATGATGCGCGTGATCTGCGTCTGGTGATGGTCCCCGCGCGGGGTGCCCCTGTGCCAGTCCAGCAGCATGCGCTGGCGATCCAGCTCGGCCAGGATGCGCGTCAGCATTCGATCACCACAGCTTTCTTGATCGGCTCGTCGTCCTCGTCGTCCTCGTCGTCCTCGTCGTCCTCGTCGTCCTCGTCGTCCTCGTCGGGCTCGTCGTCGCCGCCTTGCCCCCCGAACAAAGCGTCAAGGTCCACGTCGTCCTCGGGCATATCGAACTGTTCTTCGCCCTCGCCCTCCTGGGGCTCGCCCTCGCCCTCCTGGGGCTCGCCTTCACCATCCTCGCCGCCCTCGGCCATCTGCTGCTGCTGTAGCAGCTGGGTGGCCGTGTTGAGGTAGCTGGAGTCCAGAATCAGATCGGCCGTGCCGCCGTCGACCTCTTTGGGGATCGGCTTTAGGTCGTAGCGGGATCGGATCTCGTTGGGCGTCATAAACGCCTTCAGCTTCTTGAGATCCGACTCAAGCGCAGCCTCTTGCCGGGCGTGATCCAGGCCGACAAAGACCAGCTCATAGTCAGGGTCAATCTGCGATACGACGCCGCGATTCAGCCACACTTGCAGCGCGCGCAGAAGCGGGCGCAGACCCTTCTCCTTGCTCGCAACGATCCGCCCCTCGGGGCCTTGCTGCGTCAGCGCGCCGGACTGCCCCTCTGCCCCGTAGATGAAGCCCAGCTCCGCAGGGTCGATCTGGTAGATGGCGCATGCGATCTTCTGTAGGTAGGCCATCCACTCCTTGAACTCCATTTCACGGTTGGACTGGCTCAGGTTGACCGCCTGCAATTCCTCCTTGCTGTCGGGGTCGAGCTGGATGATCGGGGTCTTCTTGGCGTTGTAGGCCCCGCTCATCATGCTGTAGAACTCGCGCCTAAACGCGCGGAACAGCTTGGGATTCATCTTGCTCTTGAGTGCAAGAATCCCGGCCGCATGCATGCCGTGGGTGAAGTTGTTGGCGTTGTACGTCTCCGCGTGCAGCAGAGACGTGGTGACCCTGATCAGGTCCTCCAGCTCGGGGCAGCCGTAGCCCGCAACGTGGATGTTGCTCCTGGGCCGCCGCACGCCGAACACGAAATCCCTAGCGGACCACTCGGCCACCACGTCGTCCGCGACGACCTGCACAAAGGCCACCGTCTCGTCCTTGACCCGCTGGCCTGCCTTGCGCTCTTTCTCGGTGGGTACGGCGCGCCGGATCGTGGAACTGTCGACCGGGACAAAGCCAGCCAGATCCTTACCGCGCGTCCGCACCAGCTCAAAGCAACCCTGGTCATAGGTCAGCGAGTCCCGCGTCAGCATGCGCAGGAACCCCTCTAGGTTCAGCTCGTAGCCGATCCGCTCATCGCCGCAGCTCAGCATCCAATCCGTGATCTCGCGCGCTCGCTTCTGCTGCTTCTTGCTGGCCTTGGCCTCCCGGTCCCGCAGCCGGATCTGAAACCCTAGCTCGCCGTCCTGCGTGGCTGGCCACGCAAACTCCGCGACCTGATTGATCCGGGTCTGGATGATCGCGCCGATGGTGGGCACGCGCGACATATGCGCCAGCGTGCTGTAGGTCAGCCCCGCCGTGCCAAGGTGCTGGTGCCCCAGGGTGGCCTCATCCCCTGCTGACGTGAATACGTCGTGGGGGTCAAGGTCGTGCGCAAGGGGCAGCGGGGCCTTGCCCTTGCTGGGCGTGAGGCTCTGGGCCTTGGCCAGCTCTTGCGCCATCAGGACGGCCTGGGCCTGGGCGGGGTCGTCCAGCCGCAACACTCTGCGCCACCAGCTCATCAGCTCTCCAGTCGATCTAGCACCATGCGGCCGAAGATGGAGCCCCGCGCGCTCTTGGTCAAGGCTTCGGCTGCCGCCGTGATCATAATGGGCCTGACCGCATGCCCTCGACCTAGTTTCTCCATCGACTCCATGTAGGACGCGCGGCGCTTGGCCTCCTTGGGGTGATAACGCCCGCCGTCAGTGTCGACCCACACCTTGCCCGTGCGCGTGAGCCACAGAGCGCCTTGGGGCGTGTGTACGGTTGACCCGTCGGGCGCGTTTTTCCAATCGCCCCGGGCTACGGGGCGGGGGGGCGTGGGCGCGTCTGGGGCTGCGGGCTCGGCTGCGGGCTCGGCTGCGGGCTCGGCTTCTGTCGCACCCGTCACGTCCCAGCCAAACTGATACTTGAGCGTGTGCCGCGCGTTGTCGTTGCGGAGTCGCTGCCACGCGCTGTTACTGCGCGACCACTTGAAGCCGTTTGCCTTCAGCTTGGCGATCATGGCGGGATCGGGCTTGCCGTCGAAGTGCAACCGGATCCGGTTGGCGTTGGCGTCGTCCTCAATCACCAGCCCGTGCTCGGGGAACTCGTGTTGCTCAAGATCGGGGCGCTCTGCCTCGGCGCTCATCGTCTCCAGCTTGGCGCGGTCGGCCTTGATGCGGGCGAGGCTGTTAGTGGTGCTGAAACCGTTGTAACCACCGTGCGACCAGCCGAAGTCTCGGCGCATGGCCAGTGATGGATCCAGGCCCAACGCCTCAATTGCCGCGCGCTTGCCTACGTCGTCCAGCTTCTTGCTGCGCAGGATCTTGTTACCCTGCTTCATCTTCTCGTGGGCTGCCTCCCGCTCGGCCAGCCGCTGGGTCAGTAGCTCGCGAGCGTCCCCCCGGTCGGTGCTGATCACCTTGGGGTCGATCTCGTTGAAGATGCGCCGCTGCGCCTTGTTGGCGAAGCCCTCCAGTTCGTCATATCGCTTGTCGGCCGAGTTGCTGCGCTTGCGGTTGCTCGCCACAGGGAAGCGCGCCGGGCCGGTGACCAGCGGGCTCATAACGCTGGCGCGCGCGCTCAGCCAAGCCGTGAAGCGCCGCCTGTAGCCCGCCCGATACTCTGCGAACCACTCAGCCGCCCGCGCCACTTTCTCGGGGGTGTCGGCCGCCCGCGTCAGGCGCTTACCCAGATCGTTCAGGTGGTTGACGTACTCCCCTTGGACCGTCTCAGCCCGCCGCTCTGGCGTGTGCGACGTGCCCGCAAACGCGCTCACCGCTACCGCGTGCGGGATCTCGTCCGGTACGGGATCGCGGCCGATGATCGGGTGCTTCGCCTTGCCCGCCTCGCTGCGCTGGCTCAGCTCTGCGGCGCTCAGATCCCGCACCCCAGCCGCCAGCTGTCGGATGGCCTGGGCAGCTGGGGCAGCGGGGGCAGCGGGGGCAGCAGGGGCAGCGGGGGCAGCGGGGGCAGCGGGCGCGCGCTTCGCCTTCCCCGCCTCGATCAGCTTCAGCGCGCTGCTAAGCATGGCGCGGCGCGCCGCTTGCCGCTCGCCGTGCGTGCGCTTCTTGCTACCGTCGTGTAGCCACGTCGCGCCCTCTTTCAAGCTGTTGGCCGCGTCGTTGTCACGGCCGAAGTGCAGCCCCAAACCACCGTCAGGCTCCGGGGTCTGCGCCCAGGTCGCGACCTTGTGTGCGAGCGCCTGGATCTCCTTGTCGCGCTCGGCCTGTGGCTTGGCCCGTCGCCCCGTTGGGGTCGTGTGGTCGTCTGCCGTGCTGCTGCTGTCCACCAGCCGCTCAAGCTGGCGCGCCCACCCGTGCAGGTCTGCCCCCGCTGCGTCCTGGGCCAGCCCGGCGTGCGAGTCGATCACGTCCTGGGGCACCGGCTTGCCCTCGCGGATCTTGCGCTCCACCAGCTCGCGGTGCTTGTCCTTGGGGATGCGCTGCTCCATGCCGTCGACCCAAGGGCGCTGCCAGATTTGGCGACCTGCCTCAGTGCGAATCTGGGCCGCCTGCGCGCGCAGCTCGGCGCGCTGTGGGTCCAGCGGGGTCCAGTTGGCGCGGGACGTGTCCAGCTGGCCCTGGGCCACAGCTCCCCGACTGCTCAGGTCCGCGATCTGCCGCAGCTGCTCGCGCGTGGCCTCCGGTCGGGTGGCCGGTCGCTCAGCACCCGCCTTGCCCGCCTCGCTGCGCTGGCGCAGCTCTGCGGCGCTCAGCTGCCTGGGCTGGGTCGCCAGCGCCTCGCGCCAGTTGCGCAGCTGGCCCTCCATGATCGCCGCGTTGGTGGCGTCTAGGCCAGCCTTCAGACCGGCCGCTGCCTGATCCACCAGATCGCGGGCTGCTCGCTTCTCCGCTGGGGTCGCGGTGCGCAGCACGGCGCGCAGCTTCTCCAGCTCCCCAGCTAGACCCGTGGCGTGCTCGGGGCGCGCCGCCTCGCGCTGTCTCCGCTGCTGGTCCCGACGCCGGGCGCGCTCCGTCTTGATCGCGCCCAACAGGGCTTGAGATCGCCGGGCGCGGTAGTCGCCGGGTGAATGCTCCAGCGCCTTGATGTTGCTCTCGGCATCGCGCGCAAGGTCGCGCAGCTCCCCGGCGCGCATTTCCCCCAGGCGCATGCGCCATCGCGCCGCGTGGGCTGCTGCGTCCTCGGTGAGCGGGTCGGTGCCGCGCTCGTGCGCGTCGTTCCACGCCGCCGCTGCTGCCGCCCCTTCGCCCCGCGTGGTCAGCATGGGCGACGACGGGGGCTTGTCCACCGCCTGCCCCGTCTGCGTGTCGAAGACGTGGTAGTTGCTGCCCGTGCCCTCGCCGGGGCTCTCACGCACCTGATACCGGCCGATCTGCTCGGGCTCGGGCTCGGGCTCGGGCTCCGGGACCACGGCCGGGGTGGGCTCAGGCACCACGGCCGGGGTGGGCTCAGGTACCACGACCACGGGGGGCTCAACCGCCTGGGCCGCCGCGTGCGCCGCGTGCCGCTGTCGGTGGCCTTGCTCGCGCAGTAGGGCCGTGCGCCGCAGGGCTGACGTGCCGCCGTGCGCCAGCTCCGCGCTCAGCTGATCGTTGCCCAGGTCGATAGCTCGGTCGCTCTCGATCTCGTGCGCCTCATGGTGCGCAACACCGTGGCCGTCCGGCGCGTTGTGGTGGCCGCCTGGGTACCAGTAGTGGCCGTGCCCGTCCGTCCAGCCGCCTTTGCGGCTGCGCTTGGCGGGGTGGTAGCCCGCAGGCGGCTTGTTGGCCTTGGGCGCGGCTGGCGCGGGCTTGGGCGCGGGCTTGGGCGCGGGCTTGGGCTGGCCGAACAGGTCAAGCTGCCCCCCAATGGGCTTGGTGGGCACCGTCTTGGTGGCCTGGGCCGTCTTGGCGCGCGCGACCATATCCCCGAACAGGCGCATCTGGCCGTGTTGCTCGGTGCTGTTGCGGTACTTCTTGCCCACCAGACTCTCCTGCTCAGGTCGCGAAGGCACCCAGGCTCATGTACTTCACTTTGATCCGGTAGGTGGCCGCGTTGGTGAAGTCCTCGTTGTTGACCCGCAGGTAGAGCGAGCTTGCGCCGTCCCCGAAGAACGGGATCGCGAACTGGCCCGACGAGATGCCAGCCGCGCGCGGACCCAGCTCCGGCCCCGGGTCGATGAAGATCGGGCTGAACGCCTCGCCGAATAGCCCCTGCTGCATATCGGTCAGGATCGCATCCTTGTAGATCACCACCGACGCCTGCTGCCCCGACCCGCCGACCCGCTCGATGCTCGCCCCGACGATCAGGACGTTTGCCGCCGCCAACGCGATCAAGGTGTCCTCGAAACCGCTCGCCGCAATCGAGGCGGTCGTGACCTCGGCTTCAAGGATGCCCGACGCGGGCACGCCGGCCGGGGTGACTACGGTAACGATGGCACCTGTGCGCCCCAGCCCATTCACGAGTGTGTCATCGCCGGAATCAAGCGCGCGGAGCCGCACGTCCACAGCACCAGCCGTCGCATCCACAAACGCGAACGCTGTGCCGGCCGGGTGAGAGTTGAAACTGAGTGCTGGCGCGTAGGTCGACCCTACGCTACCGATATACGCCGCGTTGGTCACGTCGTACCACTGCGCATCGATGTAGTCCCCTGCGCCATTCGAGACACCGACTGCGCCGGCCAGAGACGCCTTGCTCCCCGCAGGGATCGTGAAGACGCCCGCCGCCAAGCCCAGCCCAGCGGCCGGTTCCTCCGTGTCAAACGGGATGGTGTCGCCGTCCGAGACGTTGGTGTCTGCACCTGCCATCCGAAGGTGGTGAACCGTCACGGCATCGCCGCCGCCCGCCGCCGCCGCCACGTTGACCCAGGCCGACCCGTTCCACGCCAGAACCTCGTCGTTCGCGGGGGTCGGCGCGGTCACGTCGGTCAGGTCGTCCATGGTGGACGCGCCACCGCCGCCGCTGCCGTCGCCTTCGAGCGTGGCCATTACACCCGCCCCTGTGCCGTGAGGTAGACCACTGGGGCTGCAGCCACGCCCAGCAGCGCGAAGGTGACACGGAAGGCCTCAACCATGGGGCCGTCAATCAACACGGTGTCCGTCTCGGTCGCGCCTGTCTGGTGCGGCTTCGGCGTGGTCTGATCGCCGGGCAGGTACAGCTCCACGTCGTAGGTGCCGCTGTCCAGCCCCGTGACGTGAATCTGATAGTAGGCGTTCATATCGGCCGGGCGGTAGCCCAGGTCAGGCTTACCCATGACCACGGGGTCCGCGTTGGGCGCTACCACGTTCACGGCTGCCTTGCTGCGGGTCCTGTAGGGGCTGACGCTCATCTAAGCACCTCCTTGTGCGCAGGATACCAGATCGGCCGCGCGTGCGTGAATGCGCGCGGCCGTGCCGTGGTCGCGCCAGATCAACCAGTAGACGCGCCGCCGCAGGACCCAGGGGTCCGCGTACCGCACCGCTGACCCGAAGGACAGCAGCACGGCCTCCGCGTGCGCGTAGGCTTCGGCCTCTACGCGCCGCCGAAACCACGGGTCCAGCGCGTAGCGTAGCGGCCACAGGATGCGTGACCCCTCGCCTTGCAGCACATGCACGGCCTCGTGCACCAGTAGCGCCAGATCGGCCAGCGTGGGCCGGGCCACGTCTGCCGACGGCCGAAGCCAGATTTGCCGCGCTGGGTGGATCGTGATGCTGCGGCCTTTGCCCAGGATCAGCGGCTCAGTGCGCAGGGCCACGCGCCAGCCGCGCGCGCGCAGCATGCGCAGCACGGCCGACCAGCGATCCTGAACGCTGCCGTGCATCCACGGCCCTGGGTCCACCAGCTCGATCACAGCGTTTCCGCCAGCTGTTGGATCAGGGCTGGGCGCTTGCCCAGGCCCGGCTGCCCCCGCATGGCCACCAGCTTGCGAAGCGTGGGCGTGTCCAGCCCGCGCGCTGCCGCCCAGCGTGCGATCACGGGTACGGCCTGGGCTGCCTGGGCCGCGTAGTCGGTCGCGTCCAGCCCAGCGAACAACCGCCCCCGGTCGGTGCGCTCTAGCTCGCCGTGTAGCGTGTGCAGCCTGTCCAGCGTCTTGAGCACCTTGGGGTCAGCTTCGCTCGCGTCTGGCCCCGCCTCCCACCGGATCTTGAACTCGTCGGATCGGCGCTCTTTGGACTGCTTGCCGCCGCCGCGTGTGACCCAGCCGACCGGGCGCATGCCCTTGCCCTCCAGGGCTCGGTACGTTGACCCCTTCTCCGTGCTCAAGCTGTAGGTGACCAGCCGCCCGCGCCCCGTCTTCTCCATCGCCGCTAGGATCTGCCCAGCCAGCGCGGAGCTGGCGAACGGGGTAGTGCCGTCCGACGCGATCCGGGTTAGCTCCAGCTCGTTGGCCTTCTTGGCCGGGTCCCCGCCGCCGCTGGGCGTGTTGGCCGTAGCCACCGCCACCAGCCGCCCGCCCACCCGGAGCCCCACCGCGAAGACCAGCCCGCGAGGATTGAAGCCCTCAAACGCGCTGTGGTGCTGGTTGATGAAACGCTCAGCCTCGACCTTGCTCACGTTCACGATCCGCCGCTTCTTGGTGGTCGCGTCCATGCTGTCCTCAACGATGGCCTCCAACAGCCACCGGGGCGCACCACCCGCCGCGCCCACGCGCTCCGTCGTGTGTCGCACCACCCGCCCCTTGGCGTGCTGCTTGGCCTCGCGCCCAGGCGCAACCCCACCGTGCCCCTCGCCCAGCACCAGCGCCACAGCCCCGCGCAGGTCACCCACAGGCAACCCTGGGTAGGCGGCAAGGTCAACCATGCTTAGGCCGTGGGTCGGGTCGGGCTCGTTGTCCGCGCTCCCGTGCTCGGCGTGCCAGCTGTAGGCCCCCGCCCAATCGGGGTCAGCCACCGCACGCCGCAGAGCGCCCACAATGCCCTCTGCGGCCTCGCCTTGCTCTGGGCCGGGTGCTGGCCCCCGATAACCCTTCTCGCCCGCCTGGGGGGCACCCTGGGCACCGTGGCGCGCCCAATACGTCTCCCCGCGCAGCCGCTTGGCTGGGTTGGGTAGCTGGGGCGCAGGCGCAGGCGCGGGCGCGCGATAGCTCAGCAGGTCCAGCTGGTCACGCGGGCGGGCCGTGTCCACCCCATGTCCATGCCGCGTCTGGTTGCGTCTGGTAGGCTGAGCGGGGGCACCGCCCAGGCTTAGCTGACGCGGGGCAACCTCGCCCAGCGGCAACGCCCCTTGCCCATAATCGTACTGGTAGTGTCCCGGCGAGCCCGTGCGCTTGCCCTTGCCTTTGTAGGGCGTCCAGCCGCGCGCCTTGAGGATCTGGCCATACATGCCCGCGAGTCTACCGCACGCGGGTGTACTTGCGCCCTTTCTTCGACGCGATCCCGCACTCAACCAGCCAGTCGCGCGCCGCCTGGGCGTGCTCGGCGTGCTCAGGCCGCAACTCCTTGGTGGGGGGCAGCTGGCCGCCCACAGGGGTCACGTCGAGCATCGCCCGCGCCGCGTACCTCACGACGCCACCCACAACAGGGGCGAGGTCTTGTTGCCGCCCGTGCTCTGGGCCTTGACCGCGCCACGCCGCTCCAGGCCGCGCAGCGCGCTGACAACCTGGGGGCGCGTCAGGTCCGTCAGCGCCTCCAGATCCAGCCGCCGAACGGGCTTCTTGGAAGCCCGCAGCGCCTCCAGCACAACGATTTGGGTCGGCCCCATTCCTCGATTTCTCTTGAGCATTAGTCGTCCTCATCATCCCCAAAGTCCAGGCCGGGGAACATGCCTTGTATACCATCCCACAGCTGCCCCGCCCGCATCGACTCGGCCTCAACCCGGGGCGTGTCGTAGTGCGCGCCCTCGGAGTCGTGGATCACGAGCCCTGTGGCCACCCGATGCGTGAACGCCTTTCGCAGCACGCACTCCGCGATCCATAGGGCCATGACCGTATCGTCGTGGGCCTCGCGCCCCAGGCCCCACAGCTCGTTGACCAGCACGTCCACAGCCGCGCGGTCCTCGGGTGTGCGGCTGGGTAGCACCACCTTGCCGTTTTCAAACAGCGCGCCCAGGGACGGCACGCCCTCCCAGGGGTCGGCTTTCTTCGCGCCCGTGGTTAGGTGCGGCTTGATCGGCAGGTCCGTAGTCTGCCGCAGGCCCATGTAATGCAGCTCCCCGAATGCGTTGCGCTCCACCGCCACAGCCGCGACCTTGCCCAACCCCCCGTATCGCTGAAACTCGGCCATAACCTCGCCGCGAATCCGCGCTGGGGTAACGCCGCGCATGCGCTGGATGCCCAGCAGGTAGCGGTCACCGCTGGCGTCCCGCGCCCAGGTCACGCCCACCGTATAGTCGCTGTCCTGCTTCGTCGCGCGCGCCGCGTCGGTCACTAGGGCGAAGTCCCAGCCTTGCACGATCTCCAGGCCGCGCAGCCCGTTGGGCACGCTGCCCAGGCTCAGGTGAGCACCGCGCCGCTTGGCCGCCTCCAACCAATCCATCTTGAACGCTGCCGCGCTATCGTCCTGTACCGCGTGCATGAACTCGCGCGCGAACAGCAGCGAACCCATGCTGTACCGCTCGCCCAGCAGGTACTCAATGGGCCGTTCCTCTGGCCACAACACCTCTGCCTCACCGTCTACCTCCACGCGCTCCACCAGCTCGCGCCCCGTCTTGGGGTCAGGCTTGGTCAGGATCCGGTGCCCGTCAGGCCACTTGATGATCGCGGGGTCCTCGATGGTGCGCCACAGCGGCGACTCTTTTAGATGGTGGTACAGGTCGTCTGCGTGCTTGCGCGTCCCGATCACGGCCAGCAGGCCGCCCCGGCTCAGCATGGGCAACACGGTGCCACCCCACCACAACCGCGTCTTCTCGCGCTGGCCTGCCGTGTAGGTGGTCCGGTCGTCCTCTAGGTCGTCGCACAGGATGAGATCGAAGTGCCCGCCCGTGATGGCCCCGCCGCTGCCCACCGCCTCGATGGTGGGGTCCACGCTGGCCAGCGTGCGCGTGACGTAGATTTGGGTATTCGTCCACTTCTCGTCGCCGCCAGCCCGGAACGGGCCGCACCCCAGGCCGGGCGCGCTGCACCAGTCCGCGACCACGCGCTCGCTGGTCAGCAGCGCCCGCAAGCGCCGGACCCGCTTCTCTGCGACCCCAGCCGCTTCGCTGATCCAGAGGATTCGCACGTTGCGATTCAGGCAAACCTGCCGCAGCGCTACCGAGATCCCCAGCTCCGTCTTGCCGTGGTCGCGGGGGGCCAGCAGTAGCAGCCGCCCCTTGCGCTTGGTGCGCCGCGCGTCGGCTAAAGACCCATCCAGCAGGTCCAGCCAGCGCCGCCTGTGGGGCGCTTGCCGCATGCCGCAATAATAGGTGTCGAAAAATGCAGGACTGCCCGCGCTCAGGGCGCGTCGGCCGTCTGGGCTCGTTAGAAGCTGGGCAGCTACGGACACGGGCCTCCGGTCAACAGCGGTGCAGACGCCCCGCGCCCGCTAGCTAGACGGGGCCTGCGCAGGCTTACAGTCAGCGGGGCGTCTACATCGCCGCTTGATCATGCCGGGGCGCGTGGATCTGGTCAAGTCAGTGCTTGAACATGATCCGCAGCTTACCGGCGATGTAGCTGTGTTTGTAGCCGGGCAGCTTCTCGTGGTCCGTCGCCACGTCGATATCAGTGTGGGTCAGCCCCAGCATGCGCGACACCGGGCGCTGCAACACCTCATGGATGCTCAGCTCCCCCATGCGACTACCCTGATCATGCGCTGCATCGGCCAAGGCGAAGTGCGCCGCGTCCCGCCTGTTGTCCTGGGTCGCAATGCGCCCGTGCTTGGCCAATCCCACCCGCTCCAGAGCCTTGTAGCCACGGGTCTTCTGGATCGCCTTGCGGCTGGCCTCTTTCTCTTCGCTCTCCAGCGGGTCATTGCCAAGCGCGTGCAGATCAGCAGCGGCTTTCATAGCCGCCGGGCTGTGCTTTGCCGCCAGCCACTTGGGCGCAGTGTGCTGAGCGATGCCGGCCGGCGCGGAGTCGAAGAACGACTTTAGCGCAGGGCTACGCCCGATGTGCGCCGCCACATGCTCGTGACCAGCCTCCCACTCGTCGGGGCTCTTGTGGTCAAAACTGGTGTCGCCGTGCGCCACCTTGCTGAAGGCTGTGGTGGACGGGTGCTTCGCCAGCCGCTTCGCCTTCGCAGCTGCTTGCTGCTCATGGTAGCTGGCTCGCTCATCGACTGCCGCAGTCAGCGCATCGCGCCCGCGCTTGGGCTTGTCGGGCTCGTGACCCTTGGGCTTGTCGGGCTCGGTGCCGTGCGTCTTGTTGTAGTGGGCCTGCCCGCCAGCCACGCCGCGCTTGTGGCCCTTGCCGGCCCCTGCAGCGCGCTGGCTCTCCTCTGCCGCGTCGTAGCCCTTCAGGCTGGCCTCGCTCATCTCCTCTCGCGGATACCCCAGGCCGTGCTGCTGCCAGCCGTGCGCGTAGTCGCGCCGGTCGGGGTTGGAGTCGGCCGTCAGCGCGGCTCTGTCGTCGGCCAGATTCTTGGCCCCCACAGCCATCAGGTCCGCCTGGGCCGGCTCGGCCGGCTGGGCCCGCCGCTGCTGCTCTACCTTGGCCTCCGCTTTCCAAGACGGTTTGCCGTGCATGGTGCCACGCTCGCCGAAGTCCGCGCCGTGGCGGGCGATGAGCCCCAGCTGGTCGTCCGTCAGGTCGCGGAACATCGCCGACTTGGCCTCGGCGTCCGGCATGCCCAGGTTTTTGCGCGAAACCTTCATCTCGCCGCCACTGCTGAGCTTGACCCGCACGCTCAAGCGGCTGGCGCGGGTCACCGTCCCCTCCCCATACATGGTGTTGACCTTGGCCCCCACTTTGGCGTCCCGCGCCCCAAACTGCTTGTTGCTGCGGTGGCTGTTCCGCGCCGCTCGCCCTGCGTCGTGGATGGCCTGCACCCTGCCTCTGCTCTGGTGCTCTTTCACCACCTTGACGGCATCAGGGTGTAGGTCGGTCTTGCCCTGCTTGTGCGCCTCCAGCGCCGCCTTGTCGTATGCGTCCCGGGCCGCGCCATGCTTCTCAGACCTGCGGTGCCTGTCGGCGTCGTACTCGCGCAGGGCGCGCTTGCTCATGCGCGACCGCTGCAGGCCGCTGATCTCGCCAATGCCCGGCTGGGGTGCGTCCTCATTGGCAAGATGCTCATAGCGCCCCATCTGGTGCGTGGCCACGCTGGCCTGGGCCGCCTCGCGCAGCTTGCTGGGCGCGGTGTTGCGGGTGGCCTCCGCTGCCGCCGCGTTCGGGTCCTTGGTGCTGGCCGCCTTCAAAGCAGCCTCCACCTGGGGGGCCAGCTCATCGCGGCTCATATGGACGTTGTGGGTGTCGATGTAGTGCCCCACCATCTGCTTGAAGTAGGTCGGATCGTCGTTGGCCATCTCCAAATGGTCGGCCGCGTATTCGCTCAGGTCGGCCACAGCGGCCTGAACCACAGCCGCCTTGCGCTGGTCTGTCGGGATCTCGCGCAGCCCCAGGCGCTTGGCCTCCGCTGTATCCAGAGGCCCGTTGTAGGTGACCGTGCCATGCTTGAAGTCGGGGTGGTCGCCCACCGACGAATAGCCGCTGGGCACCGACGCGAAGCTAACCGGCCGATCATGCGCGCCATAGACCACGCTCGTGATCGTGTGCGGCTCAGAGTCCCGCGCAGCGTCGGCCGCCTTCACCTTGTCCAGCTTGCTCGCTTCCCCAGCCGCCGCCCGCTTGCGGTCCCGGTCCACGCGGTCAGCCGTCTCGGTGGCCGCGCTGGCCTTGTCCGACGCCTCTGCGAAGGGCTTGTGTGACCCGATGCCCACGCGCCCACCGGCACGGTGGAGCTGGGCCGCGTCGTCATGCGCGCCCCGCGCGAGCTGGTGCGCCCGCATGTGGTGCGGGTCCTTCGCCGCCTTGGCCGCCGCCTCGTGCTTCTCGGCCTGGGCCGCGTGGTAGTCCAGGGCCTTGTGGTGCTCGCTGCGCTCTTGACGGTCGGCGTTCTCGCTCTTGTTGTCGGCTCGACCGCTGACCCCCCGGCCGTGCTGGATCGTGTCCACGGGGCCGCTGGGGTCCATCGCACCGCCACGATGGAACACGGCCGCCGCCTCGTGATCGTCCCGCGCCATCGCGTGAAGCTGTCGGACCTCCACGCTCCGGTGCCGGTCGTCGGCCATGCTGGCGTGCTCCCGGCTCGCCTCGTGGTGCCGCTCCGCGTGCTTCATGTGCTCCGCGTGCAGGCTGTCCTGCTTGTGCGAGCCGCCGTGCTCACCGGCCCGCGCCACACCCTTGCCGGGGTACCAGTACTGACCGTGGCCGTCGGTGAAGCCGCCCTTTTTGCTGCGGGGCGCGGGGTGGAAGCCTGCGGGCGGCTTGTCGGCCGCCTTGGCCTTGGCCCCGCCCAGGCGCTCCTGGGCCGCCGCCAGCCGCGCTTTGCTGCTAGCGTGCGCAGCCTGGACGCCAGCGTTTGCCGCCGCCTGCGTGGGCTTGGGCTTGGGGGCAGGCACCGCGCCGGGCGTGCCCTTGGCCGGGCTCAGGGGCAGCTCGGGCTGCCCGAACATGCTCATTTGCCCTGCCGCCTCGGCCGCTTTGCGCCGCTGGGTGGCGTTGCCGCGCGCCTTGCGCAAGATCGTGCTAAACGTGGTCATGGTCGCGTGCTCCGGTGTGACACGCGCTCAGGGTACTACCGCGCCCGCTCTGCCGTCCACAGCTTGAGCACCGCCGCAGCCGCGCCCAGGGCCGTCAGGTGGGTGCCCACCAGCTCCCCGTTGCGCTCAATGTCTACCCAGGCGTGCCCGCTCTCGTTGTGGGGCACCAGTTGGTAGGGGGCCGCCAGCCTGTTGATCGCGTCGAACGCCGCCAATTCCTCCCGCTCACGCTCGGGGGATCACGCGCTCAGGGTACTACCAGCGCAAGCGCGCCGTCCACCGCAAGCGCAGCCTCCAGCGTCTCGCCACAGTCCAGGCAATCGCCGCAGCTCCCCGGCTCAATATCTGGCGTCTCGTCGCCGGGGTCGGCCCCGTCCGTCTCGCCGTCTGGGGCCATATCCACGTCACCCCCGCAGCTGGGGCAGCCGTTGAGCCACCATCGGCCCCACAGGTCAGGCACGGGGCCTGCTCCGCGTGCCCCGGCGCTTGCTGGGGATGCCGCGCCGCGTGCGCGCCCGCGCCACCGCCTGCAAGCTGCAACCGTACTTGGCCGCCGTCTCCCGGTCGGTCAACGTCAGCAGGTCCTCAATCCGATCCTCCCAATGCGTTGCCCAGCGATGCGGGCCAGATCGCCCGTACTGCAACGCGGCCTGTTGCGCCTCAGTCACGCAGCACCCCCAACTCACGGGCGCGCGCCGTGGCGCGGCCTAGCCTGTAGCGGCCCAGCTCCGTTGTTGCGTCGACGGGCAGCAGCAAGGTGCGCGTCAGCGGCGCGGCCCGGTCCCACCATTCATGGACGTGTGACAGCCCAGGCGGCTCGCCGCAGGTCCACCCCGCCGCCGTCAGCGCCTCGCGGAGCTGGCCCAGCTTCACCGCCACCACTCCCAGGCACGTCGGGCAGGCTCGCCACAAGCGCGCTCTAGGCCAGCTGCCAGCGCGTCCAGCGCGCCCAGGGTCAGCAATAGGCCCAGCACCACCGCGTTGCCGATCACGACGGCACCGGCGCGGCTTCGAGGCCTGCGATCAAGGCGTCTAGCTCGCTCTTGAACTCGCCGCTCGCGGTGCCCCGACTCCAGAACCAGTACCCCGACAGTGATCGCATCGGAGTGAGCGTCTGATTGGAGAACGCCTCCCGCACCAGCACGAGCACACCGAGCACGGTGAGCGGGTCGGTGAAGTCTGGTTGGTTCCAGAAACCGCGCTCAACGGCATCGACGCCCCACCACTTGACCTCGCCGTCACGCGCCCACTCGACGCGGCGACCCCGCGTGTCGGCCATCCCCGACAGTAGCCTCCAACTGGGGCACGCGAGCGCGCGGCGGGCGAGGTCTTGCAGACCGTCAGGCATCGCATCCACCAGAGCGGCACGCGCCACAAGCGCGCTCTAGGCCAGCTGCCAGCGCGTCCAGCGCGCCTAGGGTCAGCAATAGGCCCAGCACCACCGCGTCACCGATCACGGCTCCAGCTCCACCACAAGCGCCCGCGCAGCTAGCCCCGCCGCCGTCAGCACCCCACCCGGTCGCCCAGGCCCCAGCATCACCCGGCGCGCCCAGCGCCGCTTGACCAGCCCCACCAGCGTCGTGCGGTACAGGCGCGGCTCCTGCGTCCTCGGGCCGTCGCGCAGCGCCCAAGGCTCAGCACCGCCCCCAGGCCAGTCGCGCAGCGCGTTGGCTGCGCCGTAGGTCATGCCGTCGGGTAGGTCGGGGCACCGCTCGCAGTAGTCCCGTGCCCCCGTCCCCATCTTCGCTGGCGCTCGGCACAGCTCCCCACAACGCATAACCCACCTCCACGTCCAGCGCCGACCGTGCCGCGCGGGCCACCTGGGGTCAAGCGCGCAGCTGTCCTGTTAGCTGCCCGCTTAGTGTCCGCTTAGCGCGAACCCCGCTAGGTACGCTGGTTCGCGGCTATCTTCGCCCTTGATCACTTTTCCTGTTGCATAGGGCTCGGGCTGCCGGTGTCGGTGGGGAGCACGAGGCTGGCCTGTTTCACGGCGTCTTTCCAGTAGGTCAGGGCGCGTCCGTTGACCCCCTTCACCAGTAGCTTCCAGGTGAGTCCAGACGCCTCGATGTTGTCCGTGCACTCCCGCTCAACGTCCCCCGCGAACCAGCGGAGGAAGTGGGAGGTGGAGGTCATATCGAGGGGGTAGCCCATCTCCTCGACGTACTCCACCCCCTGGGCCAGCCGGTGGGGGGTGACCGCGAAGTTGAGGAAGGTCAGGACGTTCTCCAGGACCTCGGGGGTCGAGCGCTCGCCCTTCTCCTTGGGCTTCGTGGCGCGGTGTTTCTCCCCCTTGCTCTTGAAGTAGAGTTCGGGGGGGTTACCGCCCAGAGGGACCCAGACGACCCCCTCCCCGATGCCCGTGAGGTCCCACTGGGCAGCCCAGGGGCACTGGAACTCCACCCTCTCGGTCAGGAGCGTGGCCTCCTCCGCAGCCTTCTTCACGCTGGCGGGGTCCTGGAAGTCGATCTCCAGGTAGCCTGCGGGCTGGGCGAGGTAGACCGGGGCCGACCACTGGGGGTCTACCCCGCACATCGGGATGTACCCCGCCTCCTCCTTCCATGCCGTGAACACCACGAATTGGCGGGAGGGGAGCTTGTGGATCGCGCACCCCTTCTGGATACCAGGGCCACACCACTCCCCGAAGTAGGTGATGTCCTGCCCCCGCGCAACGTCCCGGAAGAAGTCCGCGTTCTTGTCCACGAAGGACGCAAAGCCAAGGTTGTCGTCCCCCACGACGAGGGGGCGGTTCCGGGACTGGGCGGTGACGACCCCCTCGGGGGTGACGTGGACTCCTCCGTTGGTCCCGTGGAGCTTCACTGTCCCCCGGAAGGACACCTTCCCGATGCCCCTGGGGGCTGCCCACTTGAACACCTGGGAGAGGCTCCCGATGTGCGTGTATTTCTTCACCCGTATTTCTCCTTCAGTCTCGTCAGTTGCTCCCGCTCAATCCGTTCAGCCGCTCAGCGCCGCCGTCCAGCTAGCCCTCATCTAGTCGCTAGTCGATTAGGCCCAGCGCCTCGCAGGCCACACCGCCCGCGCCATTCGCCGACCCCACCAGCTTGCGGGTGGCGCGCTCCAGCGACCCCACACACCTCACCAGCTCCGCGTGGTCTTCGACCCGGGCCGCGACCCTCGCGCGCCGCAGAGCGACCCGCACAGCCTGCCACGGCTCGTCCATGCCGCTGGTGTCCACCACGCCGTCCAGGGTCGTCACGCCGACCACACCGGGAACGCTGGCCGCACCCCCTCCACCACCGACGGCTGCCCGTCAGCGTCCACCACCACGCACACCTGGGGGGCGAAGGTCTGCGACGGCTTGCCCAGGTCCACAGCCCCGCACGCCTTCAGCAGCTCCCACAGGCTATGCGCCGTCCCCGCGTCCGTCGCCACCTGTAGCAGCTTGCCGCCTGGGGTCGTCCAGGCTAACCCCGTTGTGAGCGGCTGTAGCTCGATGCCCTCGCTCATCGCGCCACCATCCACACGGTCAGCCCGGCGCAGCCCAGGGCCAGCAGGGCCAACACCACGTTCCACGCCAGCTGCGCCAGCGCCAAGCCCAGGGCCAGCACCACCACGCCAGCCGCTTTAATCCTCATCGTCAGCCTCCAGCTCCACGTGCTTGATACGCCCTACTGCGATTCTCACACTCTCAGGATCACGCTCAATGCCCATGAAAAACACACCTTCGCGAACAGCCGCAACACCCGTTGTCCCGCTGCCTGTGAACGGGTCCAACACCACGCCGCCCCGTGGGGTCACTAACCGCACCAGCCACCGCATCAGGTCAACGGGTTTGACCGTGGGGTGTGTGTTGGCGCGCTTCTGCCCATCTGGCGCAACCAGCCCCGCCTCGCGTTCGGCGCGGCGCGGCTTCGGGACGTATCTGAACCTGAAAGACGGAAAGAACCGCGCCGCCGTGCCGGTGTCGCCCAGGCCACCTGTCGCACCTGCCGTCGCAGCCCTTTTACCTCCACCGCTCTGCTCGCCCAGCGTGCCGACTGCGCAGCCCTCGACACAGCCCGCGCCGTTGTTGTCGCCGTCGCAGCCGGGGGGGTGGGCGAGCAGGACGTTCGGGGGCCAGCGCCCCCGTGTGAGCTGCCCAGAGCCCGGCGTATTGCAACGCTCCATCTGGGCGGCGTCGTCCCTGGTCGTAGCTACCCTACACCCGTCCACGTTCAGGCCGCCGACCCCATGCTCCAGCACGTTCGCAGCGACGGTGCCGCTCAGCGGCTTGCGGCAGAGCAGGATGGGCTCGGCGGCAGGCTTGAGCGCGGTGCCCCAGCCGTCCCACTGGCGCGCGGCGTCGGTTGCGGGCGCGGTGATATCGCCGCCGATCGCACCGAGGCGGCTCCCCGCAAAACCGCCCATATCCCTAACGTGCGAGCCGACTTTGGCGCGGTCGGCCGCCGCAAGGAGTGGTTGCCACGCTTCGGACAGTGCAGGCAACGCGCGAGCCAGTGCTGGCCAGTGCCGGGCCGCCGGGAACTGATGGTGTTCCCAATTCCAGCACGCGCCAGAGCGCGTACCCACTACCTGCTCGCTCACGTCGGCTCTAGACATTCCAGCCGATGCGCGGGCCGCCGCAAGCTCTGCGGCGAACCTGTCATGCGCCACGACACCCGGTCGCGCGTCAATCGCCTTCGACACGTCCAGCGACTTCGGGAACCCGGTTCCGTAAAGCCACTGGAGCGAGTCGCGTACCTCGAAGCCTGCCAGCCGCAGCGCCATGCCCATCAGGTCAACGGTGCGCGACCCGGCGAACGCGAGTAGGTGGCCACCGGGCTTGAGCACGCGCAGGCACTCACGCCACACGCGCGGACCCGGCACCCACGAATCCCACGCGCGGCCCATGAATCCACCACCGGCCGCCTCGTGCTCGTCGCCGTCGAGCCACGCCCGCAGGCACGCCGCGACCTTCGCCGGGCTCGTGTCGCCCAGCCCATACGGCGGGTCGGTGACGATGGCGTCAACGCTCGCGTCGGGCAGCAGTTGCAGGTAGTCCTTGCAATCAGCATGCACCACAGCCGCCCGGTCCCCGATGGTGATCACTTCACTCATCATCAGCCTCCAGCTCCACGCGGGCCTGCACCGTCAGCGCGCCCGCCAATCCATCGCCCAGCTCCGCGAGCTGGGACACGTCCACGCCGAACTGCTTAGCCGCCAGCGCCACAGGGTCCACCACGGCCACCTGGGCCACGTTGATCGTGGTCTGCGCCCCAGCCGCCTCGGCCCCCATATCCGCACCGATCAAGGCCGCTTGCCGCTTCTGGGCCTCGATAGCCACCTTGAGCAACGCCGAAGCGTCCCGCGCCTCATCGACACCCTCAAGCCGCCGCAGCGCCTCCACCTGTACCCGGTGAGCATCCCACCACAGGCGCTCGCGCCGGGTGGCCACGATGGCAGGCGTCAGCGCGTCGTAACGCCCCCGCGTCTCTTTGTTGAGCGCCTGGGTCGTGTGTAGCGGTAGCCCCGTCGCCTTCGCGATCTCGCCCAGCGTCAGCCCACGCCCGCGCGCCTCGCTGACCACGCGGCCCCATTCGTGCCAGACCGTGCCAACGCGGGCACCGCGCGCAGGCAGCTCCACAGGCACCATGATCCCCGACCACGGCCCCCCCAGCTCCATTTCACGCAGCACAGGCCCCTCCGTAGGAGGGGGGGCACGCTTGCTCTTTTTCTTGAGTGATTGCGGTGGGTTGTCTGCCGGAAGCTCAGGCAACATAGCAGGTTTGTTGACACGGCACCAGCGCCCCCAGCCGTCCAGGCTCACCCAGCGCCCACCGCTCTGCCCAGGGCGCACCCACCGCACGCGGCCCGGCTCCACGGCCACCACTACGCGCCCCGGCCCGTCCACGGGCTGCCAGTAGCTCCCGACTGCGGGCTCAGTCACGGGCCAACAGCCCCCGCCACACCTTGAGCGTGCCGACCACGCTGTCCACGCCCACCCCGCGCAGCAGCTTAGCGCAGCGGTCCAGCGCCGCCACCAGCGGGTCAAGCGGACGACCCAGCGCCATCTCCAGCGCCAGCAGGATGGGCTCCACCAAATCCGCCGTGCCGCGCCCCTCCAGCTCGGCCTGCTGCAAGTACATCAGCAGATCGCCTAGCTCCTGCTCAGCGTCAACCACCGGGTCGCGGCCGTTGTCTGCGCGGAGCTGGGTGCCGTACTTGTCCCGGCCGAAGGCGTCACGCGCCCGCACCAGCGCAGCGGTGTTGATAGCGCCCCGGTCGTGCAGGTGGCGCAACAGGTGCGGTGTCACCGCCTCCCCCCCGCTCTTGGGGGGGCGCTCAGGCAAGCTGACCCAGCCCCACAACACGCCGTCAGGCCCGCACACGCTACAAGCGCCCAGGCCATCGCACTCGGGGCACGCCATCGGCGCGGGGCTACGGCCCCGCTCTCGCAGCTTGTCACGGCAGCCTGGGCACCGGGGGTTACCCCCGTCCGGCGCGCCGCACATACCCCCACCGCTATGCCCTACATCCACCCCACGACCCTCTCAGCATAGGCCCAGGCCAGCGGCCCCGGCCTGTTACCTGCGTTGTACCTCGCGATGCCCTCCAGGGCACCGTAGCGGCCCGTCAGCGCCGCCAGCGCCCCAACCCCTGCCGCTACCAAGTCACAGCCCTCTAGCACGCGCTCAGGGCACCACCAGCGCGGGATCACCTGCATCGGCCCCACAGCCTGCGCGGAGCTGACCGCGCCAGCGTCCAGCCGCGACTCGTGAAAGGCAAGCGAGACGGCCAGCCCAGGGTCAACCCCGTGCGCCACAGCCTGCGCCGTCACGTCCACGCACACCAGCGCACGCGCAGGCAGGTCGGTGGCGTGCTCGCCCGCCAGCGCCAGCAGCGCGACCACGCACGGCTTGGTCAGCCACCACATCAGCCGCCCCGCAGCTTGTCGGCGCGCGTCTTGAGATCCACGCACACGGTATTCGCGCAGTCGACCACCACAGGGTCCACCGTGTCGCCGTACAAGGCCGCTTTCTCCATGCTGCTACGCACATCGAACAAGCGCGCCAGCAGTTTGACCGCGTTGTCGCAGCCGTTGCCCAGCAGGTTGTTGGCAGCGTCCACCTCGCGCCGCACCTCGGCCGTGGCTCGCTGATCGTCCTCAGTGCTCACTGGCTCGCCCGCCACGCGCTCAGGTCCTCTTTGCTTACCCAGCCACGCGCCACGTTGCGCCCGTCGTCAGCGAACACCGCGAGCAGCGAGCTGTAGCCTCGCATGGGCACCAGCTCATCGGTGGGCAGCAGCTCATCGGCCGTGTGTCGCAGGTCGGTGATCGTGATGCGCCTGGGTCGGTCGCTCGGCCCACCCGGCCCGTCGATGAATGCGGTATTGCTCATCGGGCACGCCAGTAGACGTCAGCGTGATGGTCGCGGCGGGTTCCCGTGCGCTGATCGCGCCAGTCGTACTCGCCGAGGGTCCCGATTTGGCTCGGCTGCTTGAGCCCGGCCGGGATGGACGAGTCGCCGCTGAATTTGTAGTAGAGCGCGGTCCCGTTGCCGGGCGTGCCCGAGTAGGGATGGAATTTGACCACGATCTCGTCAGCCGCCTCGACAGTGACGGTCCACGTCCCGCCCGCGCAGGGGAACGAGCGCGATCCCGGCGTGAACTGGCACTGAAGCACAACACCGTTCACGGTGAGCGCCGCGCCTGCGGGCTCGTTCTGCCAGTAGACGTTCAGCGCGAGGATGGGCTTGTTGTCGCCGTTGCGGACCACGCCGAACGCGCGGTTGACGTACCACGGTGAGGGGCAGACGCCGCCATCAGCCTGCGCGCACGGCATCGGCACGTCAGAGTCGGTGTCGCACATCGTCGCGCCGCCGAGCGGCAGGCAGAGCACAAGCAGCACCCCGACCAGAAAGGACCGCATCATCATCTCCCCAGCGGGTCACACCCGCGCATCAATCCAGGCCACCGTAACCCCAGGCGGCTAACTGGTCAAGCGCCGCGCGCCAACCGTGCACGCACGCCCAGCGCCAGCCCCGCGCACGCAGCTTGTCACCCCAGGCCCGCTGATGCGCGGACAGCTGGCCGCCCCCCACCCGCTTTAGCTCGATAGCCGATCCCCCGCGCTGCACCAAGGCGAGCACACGCGCCAGCGCGTCAGGGCTCAGGCTCAGCAGCCGAACCACCATATCGCGCTCCAGCTGCGTCTGTGGGCGAAGCTGGTTAGGCGCATCGAAGATCAGCAGGTCAGGCACCCCCGGCTCCATACCCTCGCGCTTGAGCGCCGCACCAGCTCGCCGACCCCCTCTCAAGTTAGCCCCATTCGGCACCGCCGCAAAGCAGATCCCCGCCCGCCGCAGCCGCCTCACCAGCTCCACCTGCTCACTATGCTCACTTGGCATGAAAAAACGACCCGTCACCTAAAAAAACGTAGTAATAACAACTGTTTGCAGCCGCGATTTGCCCCCTGTGCCGGGACGTGCCGAGTACCCGTCACGCGATAACCCTTACGGCTGCTGGGTTTACAGCAAAGGTGACGGGTGACGGGTCAACCCCAGGGACCTAGATGCTGGTGCGCCTGTAGTAGAAGCTGGAGCCCTTGACCCGTCACCCGGCACATACTGGTCTTTCCCCTATCTTAACGCTGGTTTACACGCGCTGGGCACCCGGCACAACTAGTCACCTAACCGATCAGGTAGAACCACCCAGCGCGCCGTTTTACGCGATTCACGTCCCGCCGGCTGTTCAGGCGCTCGCCAAAGATGCGATTGCTGAGCTGCTTGTGGCCATTCTGGCGCGCCCAATTCACATATTGCTGGTAGAGCATGGACGCTTGATGGTCCTGCCCGTTGATGTTCTCAGCCTCACCCAAGAAGCACGCGATCTGGTCAGCGGACGACTGCCAGCGGCGCAGGGCCTCCTGGCAGCTGGGGGGGTCGATGTAGCCGCCGTCCAGCACCCCGGCCACAGCATCCACCGCCCAGCTCAGGATGAGGCCCCGCTGCGTCTCCACAAGGCGCTTGGTGAGCCCCCGGTCCTGCTCATGGACAGCGAAGGTTCGGGTGAAGGGGATGATGCCCCAGCGCCGCCAGAAGCCGTGACTATGGTCCCGCACGCCGGGCAGGCTGTTGGCGGCGAACACATGGCCCGCCTTGGGCGTGTAGTCGTAGGGCGCGGAGTAGATGGCGCGGCCCTCGGTCACGTCCCCGCTGATGATGCCCTTGACCTTCTCGCTGCTCAGCAGCTCCACCTCGGGCAGCTCCGACACCAAGTTGATGCGGGAGCTGGACAAGCGCGCGCGCCGGTACTCGTCGCCCCACTCCTGGGGGCTGATGGCCGTGCATGCCTCGGGGGGGAAGAGGGACCGGATCACGTCCAGCAGCACGCTCTTGCCGTTGGACCCGCTGCCCAGGAGGATGAACGCCTTTTGAATGCTGGTGGCCGCGCCGCAGGCCATCACGCCGATGATCTGGCGCACCAGCTCGCAGAGCTGGCTAGCGTCGGGCTGGTCGCGCCAGACGCCGCGCAGGAAGGCGATGAACGCCTTGGGCTCAGCGTTGGGCGTGTAGTCGAAGGGGACGGCCATGCGCGCCCGGTGGTCGGGGCAGTGGGGCACCAGCTCGCCCTTGTGTGGGTCATAGAAGCCGTTGGCGAAGGCGACCCCCGGGGCCTCGTGGTCGAAATAGCGTTGCATGCGGTAGCGGCGCAGGGCGACCTTGGCCGCGCCCTCGCTGAACTTGGCCGACACCTTGAGCGGCCTGAATTGCGGGTTGCCGTCTCGGTCGTTGCCGGCGGCGATGGGCATGCCGTCGAAGCGGTCAGCGCGCCGGGCCAGCTCTGTACCGTCGTGCGACTCCCAGACGCCCAGCTCCGCGTTGTAGACCCAGAGCATGCCCTGGTCCCCGATGGTGTCAGACGTGAACTCGTCCAGCACGCGCCGGGCTACCTCTACCTCGCTGCCCAGGGCGAGCGGCTGACTGTCCTCTACGGCGTCAGCATCCATCTGGTCCAGCTGGCGCGCCAGAGCCGCGCCGGGCTCGTACCGCTCAGCTGACCGCGCGAGCGCGGCGACCTCACGCATGGGCAGGGGCGGGTTACAGCGCGACTCATTGACGTTGGCCAATTCCTCCAGCAGCGCCGCGCCGCCCAGGCCAGCCCGCCGCAGGCCGCCAGCTGCGCGCATCAAGAAGCCGTTACGCCCCCCCTCGCCCACGTTGCCCATGTTGCGCCAGCCCAGCTCCGCAGCGGCTACGCCACCGAAGCGGCTGGGGTCGACGCCGATCAAGCTGGGCAGCGTGTCCACGTCCACCAGCGGCAGCTGGCCCAGGCCGTGGGCAGGTAGGCGCTGGGGCACGCCATCGCGGTTGACGAAGGGCAGGCGGTAGCAGCGGCCCCACTGGTCCAGGGTGGCGGGGTCAACGCGGACGCCCAGCTCCCCCAGCGCGAGCGCGGCCCGCTTCTGGATGGTGCAGAAGCCCGCCCGGTCGGTGGGCGTGGCCAAGGCGAACAGGATGCGGCAGCCGCCCCGCGTCCGGTAGTAGGCCCAGCCCAGCTCACGCGCCGCGCCCTGGGCCAGCTCGTGCCATGCGTCGTCGGGCTTGTGGCCCTCGGGCTCACAGTCGAGCGGGATCAGGCTGAACGCGATGGGGTAGTCAGCGGGCGTGTCCTTGAGCAACCGGGGGCAGCGGTCCTCACCCGTCAGGTGGTAGGGCACAAAGTGCGCGTCGGTGGCGTAGGGGCGGCGCATGGCCGTGCTGGCGTCGACCACGGGGAACGCGGGGCCGCTGGGGTCGTCCTCACTCCAGCCCAGCACGTTGCGAACGGGCCACACTACGATGGGCACCGTCACAGGCTCACCTCAATGCCCAGGCCCAGGCGGCTGGTCAGGCTGCGCGCCACAGCTTTGCTCACGCCCGCAGGCACGCGCACGCGCGCGGAGTAGACGCGATCAAACTCGGTGATGCCCAGAGCCTCCAGCGCCTCCCACTTGTCCACCTGCACGTCGCCCCCGTTGCACCAGCTCCACGCGGTTTTGCGCGTCACCCCCGCCAGCTCCGCAAGCTGCGCCTGGGTGAGCTGGTGGTCCTCCATATAGCCCTTGATCGTCACGGTGTACCTCCTTGGTTGACCCCGACACTATGGCGCAAACCTACCCAAGTAAAGCGCGTCGTGACTTTCTTACCTCACACACACGATTTGCTATTGCGTATCTGGTCAAGCTCGCCTAATGTCCTTCTCACCGGCCGATGGTGGCCGGGGCCGCCCCGCTAACGGGGCACAAAGGAGCAACGATGATGGTAGCACCCATCATGCAGAGCGCCACCCAAGACGACCGGATGGTGAGCGTCAACGAATTGGCGATGTATCAGCCCCCCAGACGGACGCGGAGCTACACGCCCGTCTCTCACAGTGAGGTCTGCGAGGTCGTGAGCAGCACGGCCAACCGGCTGGGTCTGGATCTGCTGGGCGAGGCCCAGGTGATCGTGACCCGCAAGGGTCAGCAAATGTTCGGCGTGATCAATGCGCGCTGGAACGATGAGCGCAACCTGACCATCGGGTTCCGCAACAGCTACGACAAGACGACCAGCATGGGGATCGCGACGGGGCAAAGCGTGATGGTCTGCAGCAACATGTGCTTCAGCGGCCGTGACGCGACCTTCATGCGCAAGCACACGGGGGTCAACCCGCTGCTGGACTTCGCCGGCATGGTGCAGACGGCCATCGGCAAGAGCCGCGAGGAGGCCAAGATGCTGGACGCGGACTTCACCAAGCTCCACGACAAGCCCTGCGCGCTGGACGACGGCTACGGGGTGCTGGGTCGCATGCTGGGCCATCAGGTGCTCACCCCGACGCAGGCCAACGAGGCTGTGCGCCACTGGCGTGAGCCGGTGATCGAGGAGCACGCCACGCGCAACGGCATGGGGCTTTACAACGCCATCACGCAGGGGCTCAAGCAGGGGGCGATGAGCATGGGCCGCTACGCCCGCGCGCACACGTTCTTGATGGCCCAGGCCGCCTGAGCGCCCTACTGCCCGCCAGCTCCGCGTTGGTGTGGCAGTGGGGGACGCAGGAGCCCACAACTAAGGAGCAAGGCATGAACCTGTTGGAAGAGTACGAGCGCATGATCTCGCGCGCCATCAGCACCGAGACGGGGGGCATCTACCCCCATCAGGCCTTGGGGCTGGATGAGGATGGCGCGCTGACCGTGTGGGCTCTGGATCTGCCCCCTGTGCAGGTGGTCGACAACATGCGGAACGCGGCTGCCTCGGGCCGGTTCGTTGAGCTGGTGTGGGGGCTGGACCGCAACACCCGAGACGGGCAGGGCACGACGCTGACCGACGTGCTGCCCGTGACGCGCTGGACGTCGACCGGGCTCGCCCTCGCCGCCGCCGACGTGCTCGCCGCTGCCGACGACGCCGAGCAGGTCGCGCTCGACGACGCGGCGAGCGAGTGGGTCGGTATTCGCTCGATGGCGGCGCGGGCGCTGGCGGGCGTCGAGGCGGCGCGCGCGATGGTGTCGAAGTGATGAGCGCCAGCGGGCTCGGCGCTTATCTTGCCGTCTCGGAAGTTCTGGCGGGTCGTAATCGTTGCGTGTCGCGCGAGGCCGAGCGCCTCGCGATGTTTATCAGGCTGGATGCCGCGCGAAAGATTCGCGGCACCTTCGCGTCACTGGAGCGAGGATACGAACGCGGCTGGACGTCAGCGCGTGATGGCGCGGACTTCTCACCGCGAGACGCAGGACCGTGCGGCTATGAGTCGGATGGGGTCTGGATTCAACTCTTCACAACGGAGGTGTCTTGACTAGGGCGCTCGGCGTCGTCGCGCTGTCGATGGTGCTGGCGGCGCTGCGGTTCGCTTGGAACGTCGCGCTCGCCTGCGTGGCTTGCGCCTGCGTGGCGCTAGGCGCGTGGCTCGTCCTGAGATGACCTACCACGCACGTCGAGGGCAGAACGCCCGCCCTCGACGATTCTAGGCGTGTTGGCGGGCCTGCTCAGCCGACGGGCATCGCGAACACGAACGGCGCTTGGCTGAGTTCCGTCTGCGGGGTGACGTTCGCGCCCGTGAGTACCGGCTTGAGCCGCTGGAGGTCCTGCCGCTGGCGGACAACGTGTGGTGGCGCGAGGCGGTCAACAACCGCGAGCTGGTGAAGCGCGGGATGCGCGCCAAGGCCGCCTAACCCACACCAGCCCTTCGGGGCTGGCTGCGGTCCTGTTCGGACCCCCCAAGCCGCGCCTTAGCTCCTTTCGGAGCGGCGAGGGGGCCCCGGTTCGATGCCGGGGGGGACCACTAAACGCAGCTTAGTGGCTGCTTGCGCGCCTGGGTGGGCGCATAGGGGTGACGAGGTGGGACGCGAGATCAAGCGAGTGCCGGCCGGCTTCGACTGGCCAATCGACAAGGTGTGGGGCGGCTTCACAAACCCGCACTATGTGCCGTGCCCGGCCGAGGGCTGCGACCACGGCACCAGCCTGCCGCTGCAGTGGTTGCGCGGGATGGTGGAGATGCTGCTGCTGCCTGCCATGCACAGGCCCAGTCGCGACCAGCGGCGGCACCCCTACTGGGACAGCGTGCCGGTGCCGCGAGGCGCGCCGCCGGCCAAGCTGCTGGAGCTGGGCGCGGGGCTGGCTGGTCGGGGGGCGGCCATGCCGGGCATGGGTCACGACGGCAGCGACCGCTGGGCGGCTACGACGCGCGTGCTGGCCGCTGCTGGGCTGCCTGAAGACTGGGCGTGCTGCGAGGTCTGCGATGGGCACGGCATCGACCCTGCGCACGTCGAGGCCTATGAGGCCTGGGTGGAGACCCCGATCCCCGAGGGCCCCGCGTACCAGCTCTGGGAGACGGTCAGCGAGGGCTCGCCGCAGTCCCCCACCTTTGAGACGCCGCGAGAGCTGGCGGACTGGCTGGGAGCCAACTACCGAAGCCGGCTCTACCAGCAGAGCGCGGCGCAGTGGTTGCGCTTCATCGAGGGCCCAGGCTGGGCACCGAGCGGCATCAGCGGGCCTGACGGCTTCAAGACTGGCGTTGCGTACATGGTGGGGGAAGACTGATGGGGCGCGAGATCAAGCTGTGGCCGCGCGGCGATATGGCACCTGTCAAGCGGGCATATGTGCCCGGGACCGGCATTAAGCTGAAGTGCGAGTGTGGGGCCGACATTGAGCAGAACTGGGGCCGCGACTACCCCACGACGTACCCGTCCGGCCCGTTCAAGCTGCACGGCTACTGTCACGAGTGCGATGCCGAGCCGCTGCTGGGAATGGTGACGCTGCAGGTGGTGGCCGTGTTGGTGCCTGCCGAGGGCTTCACGGTGGTTGAGCAAGATGGGGTGTTGCCGTGAGTCTGCAGGCCGAGGCCACACGCCTTGTGCTGGCTGTGCCGCTCATCCCGAGCTGCACACCGCACAGCTTCGCAACCGCTGCCTACACCTGCTGTGCGGCCCATAGGGCCAACCGTGCCCAGCGCGTGAAGGCTCTGCAGGCCTTGCTGGATGCGGGCGCGGCCAACACGTCGCCGCGCGCGGTGGCTGACGCTGGTATGCCGGAGGCGGCTGACTACTTGATGAGGGGGTGGTGGTGATGAGCCTGCTACTTGGTGAGTTTGACGGGCTGAGCGACTGGCTGCGGACCACGGCGCGCGAGTACGACGCCAACGGCCTGCAGGATGCGGCTGGCCAGCTCCTTGAGCTGGGCGACGTGGCCGAGCAGTTGGAGGCCCAGGCCGAGCTGAGCCGCAAGATGGAAAGCGTCTACAACGTGGTGCCGGGGCCGACCTGGGAGGCCGACTTGATCGCGGCCGTGTTTGAAGGTGCGGAGCTGGACGCCGAGATCATCGAGGTCTGGCCCAAGGTGGTTGACCTGCTGGGCGATCCTATGGACGTGCTGGAGACGCTGCGCGGGGTGCTCGCGCACGTTGACGCGCTGGCCGTCATGCTGGATGTGAGCCGGTCGGATCTGCCGGTCGACGCTGTGGATCAGGTTGTGCTGGAGCAAAGCAAGGCCGCGACCCTGCTGGGCTGCGCGCCCAACGATCTGGTGGGGCACACGGCGCGGCTGGTCGATGCGCTGACGGCGCTGGAGGACTTGCTACCGTGATCATTTCAAGCCAACTTGCAGCCATGATCGACGCTGGCGCGGGCGACTATCACGCGCTTGTCTACAAGCTCCGCGATGAGCGCGACAGGCTGGAAGACGCCCTTACTGCCGTAGTCAACAGGTTGACCGAGCTGGAGGATGTGGGCGTAGACGCATGGGTCGCAGACGCGGAGTCCCAGGTCCGCGCGAAGATGGCCGACGTGGACGCCATGCGCTTGCTGCGCCGGATGCCCTTGCTCTACAGCGCAGCGCCAGCGCCAGCGCCAGCGCCAGCGCCAGCGCCTGAACGCGCGCCTGACGGCCTGCTGTCCACCTGGGTTGTTGCCCTACCCAAGAGCCCCAGGCCGGTCACACGCGCGCGGCTGATCTACATTCAGGACCTAGCCCTTAGCGGCGCGCGGCTGGCTGCGCGTCCGTTCGTCGCTGACCGTGCTTCGGCCAACGTGGTGGATTTGAGTGCTACCGGCCTCATGGGCTCCGGGGCAGCTAACACCTTGCTCGCAGCTTGCGAGCAGCGCCAGCTGATCGTCAAAGCGGAGCGCGTGCGTGCGCCTGGGTCCGACCGTCGCCGCGTGAGCACCTACAGGTTGAGCAGCACATGATGGGCCGCTACACCTTGATCGTCTTGCTTGCGATGGCCGCCGCAGCCTGCGAGTATGCCGAGGCCAGCGCGACACCTGAGCGCGTGGTGATCTGCAAGACTGGACGCGGGCCTGGGCGGGTGCGCGTACCAATGGGGGTGCCTGTGATCAACGCTGGAGTTACGCCGGGCGGCACCGTGTTCGCCTGCTGGGAGGGGTGGCGCTAATGGCCTGGAAGCGAACCAGCCCAAGCCAGATCAAGACGGTGCGCCGCTGCGCGCGCCGCTGGTGGTGGCAGAAGATCAAGGGCCTGCCCGACCCGGCTGGGCGCGCCGCCCAGGAGGGGCAGCGCATCCACAAGGTGACAGAGGACGCGCTGGGCAAGGGCAAGCCGACCACGGACGCCTGTGCGCTGGCGCTGATGGAAGAGGCGGGGGTGCTGGGCCACCGCTTCGACCCCGCCGATCTGGAGCTGAAATTTACCGCCCAGCCGACCGGCTACCCCGTCAACGTGGCTGGCGTGATCGACTTGGTGGAGCGTGACGCCAACCGGATCACGGACTGGAAGACCACGAGCAATCTACGGTACGCGCCGTCCGATGATGAGCTGCCCTACAACGTCCAGGCCGTGCTCTACAGCGACGTAGCTGTGACGCACCTGGGCTTCACGCTGCCTGTGTCGTTCCGGCTGATCTACGCCACCCGCGAGGCCCGGCCCAAGACGCGGACGGTGGAGCACACGTTTAACCGTGCGGAGCTGGACCGTGGCTTGGATCTGTTCCGCGCCGACGTGGACCAGCAGGTCCAGCTGGCCCAGATCAACGACGCCCGCGCCATCCCACACAACCCCGACGCCTGCAACGACTACGGCAAGCGATGCCCGTTCTTCCGCCGCTGCCTGACCGCTGGCATGCAGATCAACGGCCCCCGCTTCGGCCAACCGACGACTACCGCAAAGGATACGCCCATGAATCCCCTTCTGGCCCTGCTGAACAAGACCAAGCCCGCCACCCAGCCCGAGCCCAGCACCAGCGCATTCCTGGCGGGGCTCAACAGCACCAAGACGGCCCAGGCCGAGCCGCCCGTGGTCGAGCCGCCCGTGGTCGAGCCCGCCCAGGCCGAGCCGCCCGCGCACGGCTGGCAGGTCGGGCACCTTGTCCAGCTGGGCGACAGCATCACCGCGATCAAGGCCCTAGTGGGTGACGACGCGGCCGAGCTGGATACCGGCGTCGTGGCCTACCTGACCGAGTTGGTGCGGCCGGGCGAGGATGCGCCCAGCCCGCCCAGCACCATGCACGACCCGCTGCGCGACGGCATCAACCCGCCCGACGGCGTGCCCGCCGACGAGGTTGTGCCCGTGGTCGTCAAGACCCGCGCCATGCGCCTGCCGAGCAACTGCCCCGCCCAGCCCGGCGAGCTGGTGAGCACGCTGCGCAAGGCCGACGCCATCGAGGCCCGCGCGTGGCTGCTGACGGCCGTGGGCGAGCCCGAGCCCTACGGCAAGGGCATCACCAGCGCCGCCAACGCCAAGGCCGACGTGCTGGCCCTGTGCGTCCAGCTGGCGCAGCGTGGCCCCGCCGTGCCACCATCCGACACGGCCCCCACCAACAACGCCACCGCGCCCACGGTGGAGGTGGGGGCCAGCGAGCCCGCCCCCGGCGACACACCCCACCCCGTCGCCGAGGGCGCGGCTTGCACTTTGACCGAGCGCCCGCCCATGACCGCAGTCAGCCCTGGCGTGGCCGCGCTGACCAAGTACGACCCCACCAAGGGCGCGCGCGCCGTCAACGCGGCTGTGACCGATTGGATCAACGCGCGCACGCTGGTGCTGGTCGGCTGCGTGCCGTCCGAGTCGGTGCCGTTCACCCCGCTGGCGCAGCTGGTGGAGCCGCTGGAGCGCGAGGTCTGCGCGGAGAATGGGGGCGCGCCCTACGTCGGGCTGGTGAAGGACTACCAGATCAGCGGCTACTGTATGGCCGCCGCCAAGCTCCGCATGGGGCTGGAGACGGACGCGATCACGCTGCCGCCCCTGGTGGTCTGTGACCTGAGCATGCCCGGCGCGCGTGACTACCTGGGCGTGCTCGCCCGCTTCTGCGCGATGGTGATGCGGCCGTGAGCGAGGCAGGCCACCTACGGGCGCGGGGGGCGCGTCAAGCCGGTGACCAGCTGCGACGACTGCCCGTGCGCTGCCTACAACGATCACCCGATGGTGCAGGGGTCAACCTGCACGCTGGACGGGCGCGATGCTGACGGGGGCACCCCGCCGCCCGAGTGCCCCCTGCGGGCCGGGCCGATCACCCTTCGACTGCTGGAGACGACACCATGAAGCAAGCACACTCCCAGACGCACCAGCTGACCTTCGGGCCGCTAACTTTCAGGGCCGTTCTCGGCCTGCTGTGGATGCTGGTGCGCGGCAAGCGCCCCATCATCTTGGTGGGGGTCCGCACCCGCGCCGAGGTCAGCGGCAAGGGGATCCGCCAGCGCATCAACACCACGTTGACGGCCGGGGACATGCAGATCCGGTGTGAGCGCCAGCTGGCCAAGGATCTGCGCGCGGAGCTGGCCGAGCGCGAGCGGGCCGATGCCGCGTCCTGACCAGCACACCGGGCAGGTTCGCGAGCTGGTGCGGGAGCTGGACGCCACCAGCCTGCCGCCAAGCCTGTGGCCCTACCACCCGCTGCCCTCGTGGCCGCATCACGTCCTGATGAGCCGGAAGGCACTGTTTGAGCGCCAGCAGCGGAGGCAGCATGAGCAGCGACCATGATCACCTGACCGAGCGCCTGGGCCTGCTACTGGACGAAATGGACGTGGGCCACCGCTTCGACCCCGCCGATCTGGCCTGGGCGTCAGAGCTGAACAACATCGCCGCGCGCCTGGGCGAGATGGCCACCAACGCGGAGCTGGCCCACAGCCTGCGACGTGGGCGCGCCGCCCAGCGTGGCGTTAACACCCTGGACGTGGAGCCCGACGACCTGTGAGCATCGAGCCCAACGAGCTGCTGGCGCGCCTGCGAGGCATGACCAGCGCCCCCGCCCCCGCTCAGCTCGATTGGGTGGCCGCGCTCAACAGCACGCGGGACCAGAGCGCCCCGCCGCGCGTGGACGACGTGACCCGCATCGTTGAGCTGCCCAGCGTCGACTATCACACGCGGCGGGACCTGACGGACCTGCTACGGCTGCCGGGCGGCACCATGAAGCTACGCCCGATCCAGAGCGCGGCTCTACACGCGGTACGGGACGCCCAGGGCGCGCTGCTGCCCATTGGGGTCGGGCATGGCAAAACGCTAGCCAACATGCTCGCCGCCACGGTGCTAAGCATCCCTGCCGACGTGTGGCGCGAGTACACCGGGCTAGTCGTGCCAGCCTGCGCCCCGATTACCCGCGTGCTCTACATGACGGCCGCTGGAGCTGTCACCCAGGCGCGCCAGAATGTGTTGGAGCTGTCCGCTCACTGGCGGCTGCCGGGTAGCATCACAGTCCGCAGCTACAGCGAGCTGAGCCAGCCCAAAAGTAGCGCCGCGCTGCTTGAATGGATCGGACACCCCGCGAATCAAACGCTGGTCGTGCTGGACGAGGCCCACAAGCTCAAGCGACCGGAAGCGGCCCGCACAAAGCGATTCCTACGCGCCCACGCCAAGCTAGACGGCGTGCGCTACATCGTAGCGTCCGGCACCCTGCTGAGCCGGACGCTACGCGACGGCGCGACCCTGGCAGCTGTGGCGCTGGGCGCGCGCACCCCGCTACCGATCAACAACACGGTCCTGCGCGGCTGGTGCTCCTGGCTGGACGACACGGCAGAGGCACCCGACCCTAGCGCCTGGGGCGTGATCCGGCCCCTGGTGACCGCGTTCGCCCCGCCGCCAGCGCATCGAACCATGCGCGAGACGGCGCGCCTAGCGTTTCAAGCGCGTTTCCGCAGCGCCCCCGGCGTGGTCGCCAGCACTGACGGCGCGCTGGGCGTCAGTTTGCAGATCAGGACGCTGCGGTCACCTGAGCTGCCCTCAGCCGTCCTAGAGCAGCTGGCGGTTGTGGAGGCGGGGGGTAGCCCTGACGGCGATGAAGTATATGAGGACGAGCTAGCCGAGGCGCGTGCAAGGCGACAGCTGGCGTGCGGCTTCTGGTATCGCTGGGAATGGGGGCCGGATGGCCCCGATGAGCCTTGGCTGGACGCCCGGCGCGAATGGCACCGCCAGCTCCGCGCTGAGCTGCGCACCAACAGCCGCGAGCACTACGACTCGCCCATGCTGGTCGGTGCGGAGCTGGCGCGCCGCGATGCACGCGGAGCGGACACTAGCGAGCTAGGCCGTGCCCGGCGCGCGTGGCTGGTGGAGCGCGAGCGCCGCCCCCAGCCCCCGCCGACCGTAGCCGTGTGGGTTAGCGACTTCCTGATGCGGGACGCGGCCGAATGGCTGCGCGGGCGCAACGGCGCGCTGCTGTGGTACGAGTCGCGGGCCATCGCGGACAAGCTGGAGGATCTGGGCGTTGAGGTAGTGCGGGCTGGGCAGGACGTGCCGCACGGCACTGATCGCCCGCTGGCGTTGAGCGTTCGGTCGCACGGGACTGGTTTGAACTTGCAAAGGTGGTCAAGCTCGCGCACTATCGAGTGCCCGCCGTCAGCGACGGTCTGGGAGCAGAAGATCGGGCGGCTGCACCGCCCAGGACAAACAGCCGAGGAGGTAGTGGAAGAGGTCTATACGCACTGTGAGACGATGAGAGACGCATGGAACCGCGCGCGATCTGGTGCGCGCATGATTGAGCAGACAACGGGCAACGCACAAAAGTTGTGCTATGCCGACATTGCGACAAGGTGAGACAGATGGCTTTCATTCCCGGTCAATTCAAGGGCGTCGGTGACACCGACTTGCCCGGTGCCGCCCGGCACCCCTTCATCAACAAGATGCCCCTGGGCGAGTACGAGCTAGAGGTCATGGAGCTGCGCGGCTTCGCCAAGCGCGACGGCGTGGTCGCGTTCGCGGCCGATCTCAAGATCATCAGCGGCCCCGACGGCGCGGACGGCCTGCCCCCCGCCGTGTGCTTCCTGACCGATCAGGGTGATTTCTACTACGACCGCGATATCAAGGCGCTGGCCAACGGTCTGACGGGGGGCGCGGTCGCCCCCGCCGAGATCAACGACGCGATGCTGGAGGCCATGTGCGCCGACACCCAGCCCGCCGCTGGCAGCCGCACGGGCGCGACCGTGTGGGCCAAGCCCAAGAAGGACGGCACGGGTGACTTCAGCGTGGTGAGCTTCCACCCGCTCAAGCCCAAGGCGTAGCGGCTGGGCACACCGGCCCCCGTGGGCCGGGTCGCCCACGCTTACTCACCAGCCTCTAGGCGCTCGACGCAGTGATCGAGCAGGTTAGTGGGTAGGCGTGGACGACCAGAGGGGTGGGACCCATGCGCGATCTGACAGTAGACACCGAGACGGCCCTCATCGCAGAGGGGCGGCTTGCGCCGCCTATGGCCTGCGCAAGCTGGGCTGATAGCAGCGGCGCGGGGCTTCTGGACCCTGACCGGGGCCTGGACCTTGTGCGTGATGCGCTGCGGGACAGCGGGACGCGGCTGGTCGGGCATCATATGCCCTATGACCTGGGCGTGTGCGCCCAACGCGACCCCAGCTTGCTGCCCCTGATCCACAGCGCCCTGGACGCCGACCGGATCGTGTGTACCAAGGTCAACAGCCAGATCCAGCTGGTCGCAGGCGTCCACAACCAGCCCGCGCACAGCTTGGCCGATGAGGCTCGCCGCTGGCTGGACGTGCAAGTGGGCGGCAAGGGCGGCGACGGGTGGCGGCTGCATTACCGCAAGCTGATCGGCATCCCTGTGACCGACTGGCCAGCCGATGCCCGCGACTACGCTGTGACCGACGCCATGCTCACCCGCGACGTGTGGGAGGCCCAGCAGCGCCGCCCTGTCCCCAATCTAGACGAGCAGATGCGGAGCGCCTGGGCGCTGCACACAATGGGCGCGTGGGGCTTCCGCATCGACCCCTGCGCGGCGCGCGAGCTGGACGCCAAGCTGCGGCCCCCCGTCGAGGCTGCCCGCGCCCAGCTGACGGCCTGGGGCCTGCTGCGCGAGGACGGCACTAAGGATCTCAAGCTGATTAAGGCCCTGGTGACCCGCGCCTACAACGGCGCGCCGCCCACGACGGACAAGGGCAACGTCCAAACGTCCGAAGAGGTCTTGAGCGAGTCGGGCAACGTCCAGCTGATGAAGCTGGCGAGCATCGCCACCGCAGAGAAAGAGCTGGCCGCGTTCCTGCCCTTCTTGTTGCGCGGCGCTGAGTCTGGCCTGCCGGTATGCCCCGAGTGGAACAACCTCGTTAGGTCTGGGCGTACCAGCTGCCGCAAGCCGGGCGCGCAACAGCTCCCCCGCCGCGCTGGGGTGCGTGAGTGCATCGTGCCGCGCAAGGGTAACTTGTTCTTCGGCGCGGACTACGACACCGCCGAGTTGCGCAGCTTGGCGCAGAACATTTACTGGTACATGGGCAAGGAGGGGGCGTTGATGCGCGCGCTCCGCGCGGGCCTGGACCCTCACCTACAGATGGGAGCGGCCATCGCGGGCGTGAGCTACGACAAGATCGCGGCGGCTTACGCGGCTGGTGAGGCTTGGGCCAAGGATGCGCGGTCACTGGCGAAGGCCCCCGGATTTGGATTCCCGGGGGGCCTGGGGGCGCGGTCCTTTGTCGACTTCGCCAAGGGCTACGGCTTCACGCTGACGCTGGATCGCGCCAAGGAGCTAAAGCGACTGTGGCTCCAGACCTACCCGCTGATGAACGACTATTTCGCGATGGTGGGCAGCTGGACGGGCGCGGGGAACACCACGATCACACAACCCTGGTCGGGCCGCCTGCGGGCTGATACGGGCTACACTGACGGCTGTAATACGCTGTTCCAGGGCCTGACCGCCGATTACGCAAAGATGGCCCTGTATCGCGTGACGCGCGCCCAGCTGACCGATACCAGCTCCGCGCTCTACGGGTCGCGGCTGGTCGTATTCGTCCACGACGAGTTGGTGGGCGAGTGCCCCGCCGAGCAAGCGCCCGAGGCAGGCGAAGAACTGGCGCGCATCATGCGCGAGTGCGCCCAGGAGGTCTGTCCCGACGTGCCGCACGGGGCCGACCCCTACCTGATGAGCCGGTGGACAAAGAGCGCGAAGACGCGCCGAGACAAGAGGGGGCGGCTGTGTCTGTAGCCTGGACCAAGAGCAGTATGTGCGGGCGCATCTACTTCACCCACCCAAGATCAGGCGTAGAGGTGAGCCGCCCGCACCGCGCCATGCTGGGGCCGTGGGCCTGGGGCTGGCCGCGCGCTGGCGTTGCGATGCGCCAGCTGCGCGACGGTCGCACCATGCCCCTGGAGGACGCCCACGCGTGGGCTCAGATTGAGGCCAGCGCCTGGGTTCGCGATCTGGAGGACCTGCTGTGAGCAAGCCTCAGCGGCAGCTGGTGAGCGCCTGCGATGCTGTAGGCCCGGCCCTGTGGCGGCTGGCCACAGCTGCGCGAGCTGCCCAGACACCGAAGGACAAGCACCTACAGCGAGAGCTGGCGTGGTTACAGGTCACGCTCACCAAGATCAGCGCGGCTATGACCGCGTGGGAGGCCAGCGATGGCGCGACGACGCAAGACGACTGAACACACGCGAGATCCACGAGACTACTACTGCACGCCCAGCTGGTGCGTTCGCAGGCTCTACGAGGCGCTGCCCGCGCTCCCGCGCCCCACGCTGGACCCGTGCGCGGGGACGGGCGCGCTGTTGGTGGCCGGGCGCGGGATGCGCGGGGTGGAGCTGGACGCGGAGCTGGTGCAGGCTGGGGGCGACCCCAGGTTGACCCAGGGGGACGGGCTGGCCCTGGGCTGGCGCGGCGAGCACATCCTGATCAACCCACCATACAACGACGCCCAGGCGTGGCTTGAGAAAGGGTTGGCCGAGGCCAACAGCGTCACAGCACTACTGCGGCTGAGCATGCTGGGCGCGCAGAAGCGACACGCCTTCTGGGCTGCCCACCCGCCCCGCGCCATCGTCGTACTGAGCAAGCGCCCCAGCTTCACCAACGGGGGGACCGACAACAGCGAGTACGGGTGGTTCTTCTGGACCAAGGACCCCCGCCTTGCTGCGGCGCACGGGCTGGCAACGCTGGCCTGGATCACCGAGTAGCAGCACCCAACACCCCGCCCGCACCCGCTAAGTAAGCGGGTTGGCGACTATCTGCGCGTCCACTTGATCACTTTTCCTATTGTATAAGCGCCCGGGTGCCGTCATAGTCGTTCTCAGGTTGGCGATAACCGCCAGCCGCAAAGGAGCAAGACGATGGCCACCCAGATTGACCTGTTCGCCGCACCGGCCCCTACCTCCACTGAGCGCCTTCGCGCGCTGGCCTACTCCAGCCCCGGCGCGATGGCCGCTTTGTGGCCGCTGCAAAGCTGGACGTGCTGGAGGCACTGACCGACGATCTCAGCCCCCCCACCGTCTACGCGGCGGCGCTCGCTGCGGTCAACCCGTGCCTCGGCTGGGACTCCAAGGCCAGCGAGACGCCCGAGTCCGTGAGGACCCGCGCTGCGCGCCTTCAGGACCAAGACCCGGCCCGCGAATGGTCGCAGGACGGGTATCCGGCCGTCCGGCTGGGTGACCCGATGGGCTGGACGACCAGCGGCACCTGCCTGCTCACGGTGTTTTCCGAGGGGGCGCACCAGCCTTACTCGGCCTACGACGACCGAGGGCACAGTGATTTGGTGGATCTCGTCTACGAGTCGATCACCGGCGCGCGCGTGCTCACGGAGCTGATCGACGGCGCGGTCGCTGGCGTCTGGGTCCAGTAGCACCTGCGTGCCCGCCTGCCCACCAGCTCCCCTGGTGCTGGCAGGAGGGGACGCAGGAGCTTGATCGCTTTTCCTGTTGCATAAGCGCCTAGGTGCCCTTTATAGTCCCTCTCAGGTTGGCGATAACCGCCAACGCAGACAAGGAGCAAGACGATGATCGCGACCTACTACCGACCCGAAGCCCACCACCACGGCGAGCGGCATACCTGCCCCGTATGTCTGCGCGCCATCAAGACCACTAAGCGGGGGGCCATCAGCCGCCACGGCTGGTCTGAGAGCGGGCGTGTTGGCGGGAGCTTCGGCAACGGTTACCAGTGGGGCAGCTGCAACGGGTCGGGTTCGACGCCCATTGAGGTCAGCGATTGGCATGCGCTTCACCACCGCACGGGCATCATGGGCGCTGCCTCCCGCGCCAACGACGCCGCCAAGGTCTACGCGGCCCACGGGCCGGACACGCTGACCTGCGGCGTTCACGTCAGCATCCCGCTCGGACCCCGCCCGCGCCACGATGCCGATGTTGAGGCGGCGACGGCCGATTTGATGAGCCGCGATGCCGTCAAGGCAGCGTGCGCAGCTGGTGTCGCCTTCAAGGTGGCGTTGATGCAAGAGCGCAGCTATTGGCGCTGGGTCGTAACTGCGACCGTGCCGCGCGGCTACGTCTCGCCCAGCCCCTACGGCCTGCGCGTCCGCAGCTACGCCGAAGAGGCCACCAGCCGCGCCGCTGATCTGCGCGACCAGTCGGCCGCGCTCTACCGGCAGGCTGACGCGATCCTGGCCGCCATCACCAAGGTGTCTGGCCTGACCGACCTTGACGGCCTGCGCTGGTGCTACGACACGCAGGGTGCAGAGGACGCGGGGCAGCTGGCCGGACGCATGCCGGGCGGTCTGGACCTGCTGGGTGCCAACTGGTTGCAGCCCTGGGCGCGTAACGTCTGGGACGCCGAGGCCAAGCGCGTGGCCGCCGGCCTCCCAGGCCGTCTCAAGCGCGCCCTTGTCGGTGGTAGCTTCATGGAGTCGGTGCTGCAAGAGCTGGACGCGCAGTAGCACCTGCGTGCCCGCCTGCCCACCAGCTCCCCTGGTGAGGCAGGAGGGGACGCAGGAGCCCACCAACGCAAGGAGCTGAGCTAGTGGCCATCACTGAATTCAAGATCGCAGCCGCCATCGCGGAGCTGGACACGGTGCAGCGGGGCGCGCGAGCCCGCTTGCTTGAGCCCTCCGATGTAGAGCTGGCTGTGGACCTGTACCGCGCCGCTACTGCCCACGCGCGGCGACTGGCCGTCCCTGGGACCGGGCGCGGCGTGGTGGACGGTGGGGCCGTCGCCAAGTCCTACGGCGCGCAGGCGAGCACGACCCGCATCACAGTCTGCAACGACGGCATCACGGTAGAGCGCGCCAAGGCTCGCATCGTGCGCGGCGGGGACCGGGGGCAGGCGCGCGCGAGCATCGAGCAACCCATCCACCCCAGGTACGACTACAAGAGAGTGCCCGTGCGCGAGCTGGGCCTGCCCGCCAACGCGCGAGCCTACGCGGGCCGTGTGTCGTGGTGAGCAACTACAGGGGGCTCAGGCAGAAGACGTTGTGCCCGGTCTGCGGGCACGCTGTCTCGCTTCATATTGGGGGGCGCATCTACCACCACACGGTCGTAGTCGGCCGCAAGTGCGCCGGATCTGGCCGCACGCAGGCGGAAGCGCGGGCCTTTGTCGAGTACCGGAACCGGGGGGCCGAGTGATCACCTTCCCGCCCCCCAGCGCCCACGCCACAAGCTGCGCGGAGCTGGCGGCAACGCGCTACTGCGACGAGGCGCGCGCCCAGCTCCCCGACGGCACGACCGTGCGCCCGTCCCTCCAGCTGGCGCAGGCCGTAACCTTGTCACCCCACCTGGGCGCTGTAGCTGTGACCGACCCGATAGGCTGGGTCGTGGTGCCCAGCTGGGCTAATTAGGGCTTGATCACTTTTCCTGTTGCATAGGGCGCGGGATGCCGTCATAGTCCTTCTCAGGTTGGCAACGTCGCCAGCCGCAAAGGAGCAAGACAATGGGCCAGCTTACCATCGACTTCTACCAGCCGACCCCCAACCCTGGCTGCGCGGTCACTCGCACGCAGCTCGCGGCGATGGGGATCACCCGTGACAAGGACGCGCGCGCCGCGCGCCGCATCGGGCTCACCGACCTGACGGGCGGGGCGTTCAAGCCCTGCGCCTGTGAGAAGTGCAGCCACGATGCGCGCATGGTCGGGGGCACCGACCCCCGCAGCACCGCCACCTGGGGCTACAACATCGGGCAGAGCTACATGAAGGTCTGCACCAGCTGCGCGGCTAAGGGCGTGCGCGCCGCTGCGCTCTACGGCTACAGCGCCTAAGCGCCTGCGTGCCCGCCTGCCCACCAGCTCCCCTGGTGAGGCAGGGTCCCAGCTTGAGCAGTTGGAAGCCAAGCTGGCATCCTGAGCAGGCGGGGGTGGACCGAGAATCGTATTCGGGAGGCCTTGGGCATTAAGCCCTCGCCGAAGAAGGAGGCGTCGGAGTGAGCAAGCCCGTAGAGCTGCGAGAGAAGCTGGCCGAGCAAGAGCACGCCCAGTGGGCGCACTGGACCAAGTACATGCTTGAGCAGCTTGGCCTCTGGAAAGGTGACCCCGGTCAGCGTAGTGACCTTGCCAGGTGGCGTAGGCAGTGCAACACCAGCTACGCCGACCTCACCGAGATGGAGAAGGACAGCGACCGGATGTGGGCCGACAAGACCCTCGAAGTTTTGAGGGAGCACATGCAATGAGCGAACGGAAGGCTGCAGGAACCCGGAATGCGACGATCCGACGCAGGAGCCCACCCACGCAACGCAAGGAGCGCAGACCATGTTGACCTTTCCCGCGCCGTCCAAGGACGTGCAAGCCCTCGTCGCCGGGGGGGCGCTGGCCCAGGCCCAGATCGTGTATCTGGCCGAGACATACGCCCAGCTCCCCGACGGGCGCACCATCGGCCCCACGACTGAAGGCGCGCGCGCCCAGGTCGAGCTGCTGACGGTGGGCTGCCCCGCGCTGCCGATGGCCGTCGAACACGGCCAGTACGTCGTGATCACGGTGGACGACGACGAGCTGTGTTGCATGGCCGCCGTCGAAGCTGAGCGCGCGGCCGTGGTGGCTTGGCTGCGCGAGCACAAGCCCGACCTTGCGTTTGAATTTGCAGACGCCATCGAGCGCGGCGATCACGTCTAGCGCACCAGCGCCACCACCAGCGCCCCCGCCAGCGCACCCACCGCGCCCGCGCTCAGATAGCCCACCCAGGGCGTAGGCTGGTCGGGGGGTGGCTCGGCAAGCGGGCGACCCCGACAGGCCCCCAGCGCCGCCTCACAGGCCCCCAGCGCCGCCTTGACCTCCACCAGCTGCAACACCAGCCGCCGCTCGCAGTCCGGCAGGTCTACGCGCATGCACGTCAGCGCCTCGCGGGTCTTGTCTGGTGGCCACAACACGCCGTCAAATGGTGCCGCCTGCCCCTGGGGCAGCGGCACGGCCTGCGCCAGCGCGACCAGTAGCGCCAGCGCGCTCACGAGTCGTTAACCATCGCGGCGAGCCCAGCAAGGTCGGCCCGGTCGATCTGCTCTTTGTGTTCTGCCAGCTTGGCGCGCACGCGCTCGCTGTGATCGTGGGCTACGCGGAGCTGGTCAGCTGCGATGCGCAGCGCGTCCCGCTCGGTGCGCAGCTGCTCGGCCAGCAGCTCCACGCCACGACGGCCCCGGCGCTCCCCTGCACCCCACAGGACGGCCGCCACTAGCGCCGCCGCCAGCCCGGTCAGCGCCCAGATCAAGGCCGGGCCGCCTCTGCAACCTTTGCCGCCAGCTGCTCCACCCGCACCGCGCGCCGTGTGTATCGCTCGGCTCGCTTGCGCTCGGCCTGGACCGTTGGCGACTGCTCGGGATCTACGGGTGCCGTGGTGGGGACGGGCAGCGGGTCTACAACCTGGGCCGCGTGTGCCTCTGACTGCGCCTGCGCAGATCCCACACCCCCAGCCAACAAGATCAACACGATCACAAAATCCAGCATTACCGCCGCCTCCTACGCGCAGCCTCAAGCCTATCGACACGCAGGGTCAGGTCAAGCAACCTGTTGATCGATGATTGGATCGCGTCGAGCTGCTTATCCAGCTCGGCCTCGGCCTGACTGGACGCACCAGCCGCGCGCTCACGCGCCAGCCGCCACGCGCGCAATTCGTTGGCCTCTGACCGCAGATCGATCACCTGCCGCTCTAGGACAGCGGATCGCGCCTCTAGGCGCTCAGCATGTGACCGCGCCACAAGCGCAACCTCAAGAGCCCGGTCGGCCACACTGGACACGGTGGCAGCGTAGACCGCCACCGCGATGATTCCCCCGATCACCGAGATAGCAGACCCCTTGCCGACGACGATCTCATCACTCACCCTGCCAAACTCTCCCCAGGCCGCCCCACTGCTGCGCCGCGTGCGCGAGTGTGCCGCCGCCCCCAATATACACCTGCACATGCCCCAAACAGGGTCAAGGCGCTGGACTGGCCGCTGGCCGTGTCCAGGCCCGCCAGCTCCGCGAGCACCATACCCGCGCACAACAGCCAGCTGAGCGCGGTCAGGGTCCACATGCCGTCAGGCTTCCCGGCGCTGTTCTTGAGGAACGGGAACGGGATGGTCATAGGTCCCCCGCGACGGGTCGGTAGGCGTGTGCGATCTCGGCGCTCTGCCGCAGACCGCTGACCGGGCACCGCATGTTAGGCCGGACACCCCAGCCGCCAGCTCCGCGCGACCAGGGCCTCGTGCGCTTGATCACGCCCTCGCCCACGGTGCCGTCACCCAGGACCCCGCGTGCGTTGCCCTCAATGGTGTGTACCAGCTTGGCGTCCAAGTCCACCCGGTCCACAATGCAAATGTGCTCGCCTTGCCGCTTGCGCCCGGCGCTCACCACCACCACGTCACCCGGCCGCAGGTCGTCAGGCACGCTGACGTAGCGGTCTGACCCCTGCCCCCAATCATAGAGCCGCACGGTGCTCGCCCAGCTCTTATTGCGGATCTGGGGCCGCAGGCCCGCCGCCCCCCAGCAGAACGCGGCGAAAGCCCCGCACCACTGGAACATGCCGTCGCGCGTGTAGGGCGTGTCAGGCGTCCAGTTGATCGCGTCAGCCGTGCCCCAGCCCAAGCCTTGCGGGCCTCGGATGTAGTCGTCAATGCGCCCGCTGGGCTCGCGCACGTTGCGCGCCCACTCGTCACGCGCCGCCGCCAGCACCAGCTCACCTGGGGCCGCCTTGCGCCGCTTGCCTTTGGGCTTCGCGGCTGGCGGGTCGAAATCGGGCGCGCACACGTCCAGCTCGGCCATGAGCCAGTCCCGCATGATGTGTCGCAGGTTCACGGCAAACCTCCAAAGCCAAGGATGGGCAGGATAGCGGGGGGGCCACCACCTGCGATTGGTCGGCCATAGTCGGCCAGATCCTTGAGTGTACCCATGCCCAGGGCCGTGGCGCACCATTGACGCCCGACCAGCTGGACCTGCACGCCCGCAGCACACAGCCCGTCGATCACCGACTGGATCAGCCCCCCCAGGCCATCGCCGGGCAGATAGAGCGGGCCGTCCAGGGTCGCCTGGACCGTGGCGTCTTGCACCAGCGCGCCGCCGATGGGCTGGCCAGCTGGGCGAGCCGCTACCGCCTCGGGTAGCAGGTAGGTGGGGGGCACGCCGAACAGCTCCGCGTCGAGGTAGACGGTGAGCCGCGCCCCCTCTTCACGCAGCCAGAACGGGATCACCTTGACCAGCACCCCCGACTCGTTGGCCGCCCAGCTGGCCGCGCGCCAGTAGGTCGTTGCCGTGGTCGCCAGTAGAAGGTCAGCCCCGCTGACGCCCGTACTCCAGAAGATGCCGTGTCCCTCTACCTCAACCAGCCGGTGCGTGTGTGCGCAATTCCACGCCACGCCCGCAGGGGTGCCGCCGACCAGCCGGTCGGGCTGCGCCAGCTGTAGATCTGACGTAGTGGTCAACACCGATTCCCACGGGGCCAGCATGGCGCGCAAGACAGAGAACACCGTACCCAGCCGGTCACGCGGCCCCAGGGCCGCCGCCGCCAGCGCGTCCCGCCAGTAGACGCCAGCGATGCGGGGGATGCGGGGGATGCCGTATAGGTCGCCCAGCCGGTCTAGGGCGAAGCCGGAAGCCTTGGCGATCAGGGTGTCCCGGTGCGCCTGCTCAGCTTGAGAAATAGGCTGGAGCATGTAGCGTGACCTCCGTCTTGGCCGCCAGGGGTAGCGCATCGCTGGCCGTCAGCAGGACGATGCCCACGAAGTCGGTCGCCCCCCTGCTGGCGTAGCTGTAGCGGCGCGGCCCGATCCAGACCTCGCCCACGTCAGGGAAGCCGATGGTTGTCTCCACGGTGGCCTTTGTATCGGTGCTCACCAGCGGCCCGATGAGCCGCGTCTGGGGCGACCCGGCCGCCTGCTGGGCAACCTGCCCCAGCGCCCGCGTGATCGTGTAGATGGGGGCCGTGGGCAGCGTGGGCAGCGTCAGATCCTCAAGCGCCCAGGAGCGCGGGCCGGTCAGGTACAGGGGTGGCATGGTCTGCCGCGCGCTGTAGACCTCTTCGGCCTGGGCGCGCACCACTACAGTAATATCGCTCACGATCACGCGCACGGCCGCCACAGCTGCCGCGTCAAACACGCGGTCAATCCACAGGTCATAGGGGCCGCCCAGGGGCAGCGGGGGCAACACAAACGCCAGGGTCCGCAAGGATGGCGTGGTGTAGCACAAGTGCCCTTGCCCGATGATCCCGCTGTAGCAGCCGACCTTACCCAGCGGATAGAGCGTTGCGCCCGCGTCAGGCGTCAGGCGCACGCGCCAGGGGCCACGGCTCGGCCAGCTCCCGAACACGCGCACAATGTGACCGCCGTCGTCGGGCCAATCGTTGCGGCGCAAGTAGTAGGGCAGGATCTCGACCTGCTCAGCCCCCGGGGCCAGCACAGCCGACCCGAAGCCGTGGTCACCGACAGCGGGCGCACCGATCAGGTCTGACGGCGAGCCGAAGCCCAGGTCAGGGGTGCCGTTGATCAGGCTGGATGGTGAGCCAAAGCCGCGCACAGGTCACTCCACCCAGCCCAGGCCAGCGCGGACCGTAGCCCCGCCGCTGATGCTGCGGGCCAGCAGGATCACCTCGTCGGGCACGCCCGCGATGCTGGCGACAGCCGGCAAGGTCAGACCTGTGGGCCGAAGAACAGCGCCGCCGCCCCGCTGGCCACCCGCAGAGTAGCCGTGCGCGAGCCGCACACCCGTCGCGGCCTGTGGTGTGGTGATGGTGGCGCTGGCCGCCGTGCCGCCGCCGTCGAACCACTCGGCCACGCTGTAGTCGGCATTGACCTGCGCTTCAAGCGGAGCTGCCCAGGGGGTGCCAGCCGTCAGCGTGGGGTTGAGCACCAGCTGCCACTCGGCATAACTGGTTCCGCTGAAGTTTTGCACGCTGACAAGGAAGTCCCGCAGCAGAGCCCTGATGTTGCCCGCCTTGAGCCGCACACCCAGCAGCGCCGTCCACGTCGTGCCTGTGGCCAAGGACACGGATGTGTTGTTGTAAACGTGACCATCCACCCCGGTGTCCACGGTGCTGCCCTCGCGCGCCACCTCAGAGCAAATCTGCTTCACCACCACGTTTGCGCCCGTGATGCCGGTCGCCTCTACCTCGTAGCGCACAGGCAAGCTGCCGCTGCGCATGTAGACGCCCGTCAGCACGTTGCTGTGGTGCGCGCGGTGCGCCCAGATGAGCACGCCATCCACCGACCAACCAAACCGGCAGGTTCCGACCCCCAAATACTGGTAGTCGATCACGAGGATCTGGGCCTTGGTGAAGTCCAAGGTGACACCGGACGGCCCCGTGCCATCCATCGGATCGTCGCTCCAGCTCGCCTGGGCCACGTCGTCCGTGTTCACCACGAAGCCGGCCACAGAGCTGCGCACCCGGAATCGCGCAGTGCCGTCGCCGTCGACCTGAAAGAACAGGCCGTCAGCGTCGTCAAAGAGCCCCACGCGCTGCTCTGCGTTGGCGTCGGGGGTGTCCAGGCAGAAGGTTAGGGCCACGAGCACGCTCTGCCCTGCGCGGTACTGGAAGTATTGCTTGGTCTGCGTGGTCACGGCGTCGGTGCCGACAGAGCCCGACGGCAGGGTCAGCAGCTTCGCCGAACCGTTGCCGCTGTCCGCGTTGGTGATGGTGCCCGTACCCGTGATCCTGCTGTCCCAGCGATGCGCGAAGGTGCGCGCGCCAGCCCCCCGAGCAAGGTCAAACACGCTGGACAGCTGAAGGGTGGCAAGCCCCATGCGCCCACGCCCAAAGGCGTCGGTCATGGTGTCGTTGGGTGTCGTCGTCAGCTGGCGCAGTACAGTCACATTACGCTCCAAGTGTTGGCCCGGCTCACCACCAGACCCAGGTACTCACCGGCCGCCAGGGTGTCGGTGGCCACGCCCGCAAACACGTCGCCCGCGAAGGCGTTGACCGTCACGGTGTTGCCGCTGGCGTCGGTGATATCGCGACCCACCACCAGCTCGCGGCTGGTGCTCACAGCAGGCAGGTTGATCACCACGTTGCCCGCCGTCGCGTCAGCCTCAATGTGCGTGTCAGACGCCGTGGGGCTGTAGGGGCTGTCAGCGCTGGTGATGAGGGTCACAACGGGCGGCGCGGCACCCACAAAGGCGCGCGCGCTTGCCGCTGCTGGCGTCTTGGTGGCGGGGCTGGGTGCGTGGTCGTCCAGCTCCCACTCGGCCACGATCAAAAAGACGCTCAGCTCGCCCTGGGTGAGCTGGTCGCAGTTGACCGCGCCGCAGTCGAGCGTCACGCGCAGACCACCGTTCACGAACGGGTTTCGCCCACTGCTGGCCGTGCCTCGGTCCGTGTCCCAGTACCCCCGATAGACGTTGAACACGCCCGTGATATCGGCGTTGCTGACGAATTCGTTGGCTTCGCCACCCGTGCCCACGTCCACGCTGACGGCAGACACGGCACCGCCCAGAAACTCCGTCTCCACCCAGATCATCGCGCCCAGGATCATGTAGCCGTGAGGGGTGACGATGCCGCTCAGGCCGTCCAAGTAGATGGACGACGCCGCGCGCACGGCCGCCTGGGCGAAGTCGGCGAAGTCCATATCCACCCGCAGCATGGCCATCGGCTGCGGCCTGTGGGTGGGGTCCAGCTTGGCGACAGTAGCCGCCCTGTTCCGGTCGTAGGACACTAGATATCCCTCCGCGCAAAGACCTGGGCTGTGAGCCCGCTGCCGGGCACGTCTCCGTCGGAGATACGCGGAGCTGCGGCGCAGACAATGCCGAGGTAGCCGCCCGCGTTCAGCCCCAGGGCCAGCCCAGGCACGCTCAGCAGGAGGGGCCAGCCGTCCGTGGTAGGCGCGCCAGTCAGCAAGCTGGTGACGATGGTCCACACCCGGCCTGCTGCGTTTACGGCCGTCGCGCGCACCAGCCAGAAGACGTATGGGTTGACCGGCGCGGGACCCGTGCCGCCCCAGCTCAGCTGTAGCGCCACCTCCTGTAACTCAATGTCCTCTTCAATCTTCCAGATGATGAGCGGGTCCGCACCGATGCCAATCGTCTCGTTGGCTGGGTAGGCCCTGGGCACGATCTGCCCCATGATCATGCCCGCGCCCGTGGTTCGGCTGTTCTCGGCCGTCCCACAGAAGTGGATGCGCTCGCGCGTGATCACGGTGGCCGTGCCGGTCCCCGCCTCTTCCAGCAGCACCACGCCCGGCGCGCTGACGCCCGCCAGCGCCACGTCAGCGCCCGCGTGCGTGTGCAGACCCGACGCGGAGCTGCCGTCGGTCACCTGATCAACGAGCGCGCCCGTGGCCGTCACAACGTCGGTGTGCGAGTTGATCGTGTGCGCGCCGACACCGCCCGCATCAGCCTCCACCTGGGCGATCACAGCATGGAGCGGGCCGCGATAATCGCGCTCGCTCTGGGCGATCTTCTGCAACCCCGCCACGCTGCTCAGGATGCGCACGGTCACAAACGCGCTGTTGGGGGCCAGCGTCGGATCCTGCTCGCTGAACTCCAGCGTAGTGCTGTGCTGGGCGATCAGGAACAGCCGGACGTTGTGCCAGCTGGCCACGTCCACGGTGGGATTCTGCACCACTGCGGAGCTGAGCACGGCGGGGCTGGTCGGCGTGTCGTCGCCTACGACCGTCCACGTCCAATTCCACAGCAGGTTGCCAGGGTCGCCAGAGTCAAACGCATCGCCGTAGAGCTGGACCGTCTGCGGCAGAGCCACCGCGCTCAGGTCAACGCTGGGGTCAACGTCGGGGTTGGTCTTGGGTGCGGGATCGCCGCTCGCGTAGGCTGTGACCGCCATTTAGAAGGACCCCCCGCCGTTGCCGCGCGTCAGCTTGCTGCCGATCACGGTAACAGTCCACGCCAGCTTTTGCGCGCTGCCCCAGACCAGCCCGTCGACCCCGTGGGCTACGTTACCCAGCACGCCGTCACCATCGTTGTCCTGCTGTAGATGCAACGTGACCCCCCGCGCTGTGGCCCCAATGGGGGGGTAGTCGCTGAGACGCTGGACAGCAGGCAACACGGCGTCCCCGTAGTTGAGCGTGCCCACATTCTGCATTTGGGGCAGGAGCACCATCGGCTGCTGCCAAGCAGCCGTGACGCCACCCATGATCAGCGGGGTGACCTGAACGCCCGTGATATAAACGTCGTCGTCTGTGATCACCGGCCAGTTGGCCCTGTGGACGCCCACCTGAATCTGCCAGGGTGCCGTGATCTGCGTGACCGCCTGGAGAAACCCGTACCCCGAGATCCAATCCCAGCGGGCCTGATCGATGGTGCCCACGTCGGGGGTGAATTGCAGCACGCCGCTGGCGAGGGTGACCTGCGCCCACTTGTCTACGTTGACGTGCTGGAGCAGAGCCGCGCTCACGCTCTCTTCTACGACCAGCCGCGCCTCGTGATCGTCCAGCGTGACCTTGGCCCCCTCCAGGCTCACCTGGGGGATCTCCCACCACGCCTTGACCTCAGTACCCACAGGGTCGGCCGTGCCGCCGCTCAGGAGCCGCTGAATCCGTGACCTGATCCACTGTAGGTGGTAGGCGAGCCCCGCCGTGCGCTCGGTCCCTGGGGGCCAGCTGGCCACAGTGCCGCCGTCGTACAAGTCTGACCCTTGGGCCAGCCGGTTGATAGGGTGGGCGAAGCCGCCCAGGTCGGTGCCAGGGTCGCCGCTGGTGCCCGCGTCTTGTAGAAGCGCCTGCGTGTTGGCGTCGTCCCAGGCGCTCAGGCTGTAGATCACGCTGGGCACGGTGCCAGCCGCCCAGCTCACCACCTGGGCGAAGGCGACGTAGGGCAGGCCGCCAGCCGCAAGCGGCTGGGTGTCGCCGATCTGGAACTCCAGCACCGTCTCGGTGCGCGTCTTTGTCGTCCCTACCGGCGTCTCAACGCCGGTCGCCACGTCCCAGAAACGCCGCGTGTCGGTGTCGGCCGGGAGCTGCGAGGGTCGCGCCCACAGGTAAGGCTGGGTGCCGGGGGCCGCCAGCTCCGCGTTGCGCGCCAAAGTGTAATCGAGAGGGTGGTTGATGTTCAGCGTGGCGGGGTCGAAGGTGTGAACCATCGAGCCCCACGCGCAGCCCACGTTGACCGCGCCCGCCGCGCCCCGGTCCTCGACCCGCGTGTCCTGCGTCTCAACGTGCGCCAGGACAAACGGGTCAAGGTTCAGCGTGTAGGTGATACCGTCGTTGATCTCGGACCACGCCAACGGCGTGAGCAGGCCGCTGACGTTGCCCAGGATGCCGCCCAGCGCCTCCCGCAAGTAGGTGTAGACCAGCTCTTGCAGCGCGCGCGCGTCGGGGGCGTCCAGCCGCTCTTGATCGGTCAGCTTGACCCTGTTTTCGGGCACTTAGACCTCCTGCGCCAGCGGCACAACCGTGATTTTGTTGAGCGTGGTTCTGAGCACCCACCTCGGATCGGGCGGGATCACGTCGTCGGCAGGCACCAGATCCACGACCCCACCATTGTAGATGCGGACGGTCAGCACGTCGGCGCTGTCCATGATGCGGTCAATCAGCCGCGCCACAAACATCGTTTCTCCAGGCCCCAGGGTGGCCATGTACTCCACCACCGACCGGCGCACGGACTCGGCCACAGCGTCGTAATCTCGCCCCAGGACAGGCACCACGTTGATCGCGAGCTGCACGAGGTAGACCGTCGGGGGCAGCACTCGCACGCGCACACCAGCAGCCCGATAGCCGGGCAGGTTGAGCGGGTCCGACGTGTCCCCCTCGATCAACGCTTGCAGCTCCGCAGGCAGGCCAAAGAACACCTGATACTTGGTGGTCCCGATGGTCCAAGTGTCGCCGCTGGCCATGATGCCATCCTCGACATAGACCAGCCCGCGCTCGGGAATGCTGGTGAATTCACCGGGCTGGAGCTGGCGGGGCACGCCGCCGATCACAGCGTCGATCACCGTGATCGGCTGGGTCGCCGGGGCCTCGTGCCAGAGCACCGGTGGGCCGCCAGCAGGCACGGTGCCAGTCACCACGGCACCATCGCGCCGGTAGCCCACCAGCCCGTTACCGTCGTCCAGCAGTAGCTCACACAGGCCAGCCTGGGCGGGGTCCTCAAAGACGCGCGCAAAGGCAGCGCGCGACCCGTCAGCGGCCGTGAAGGACAGGCCCAGGTACTCCAGCGCAGCAGGGGTCGAGCCCGTCAGGCTGGACAGGTAGGACCGAGCCCGCGCCCGAACGGCGTCGTCGCTTTCTTCGTCGCGGCCGTTGGTCAGCGCCGCCGCGCTGATCACGCCGGTCACGCCCACCGCGCTCACCACGCGATCCAGCGCCCCCGCTGGCGCGTTGCCCACAGCCCCAGGCGTCAGGCAGATCACGGGCACGCTGCCCACAGCAGCAACCCCCACACCGAACGTGGCGTCAGCGGTCTGCCTGTAGACCAGGGTCGCGTCGTCACCTCGACCGTAGGTCGCCCCCGCCAGCACCGTGAGCGGGGCCGCCGTATCGACCCGCAGTAGGGTGAGCACGCCACCGCTCGCGGAGCTGGGTGCAAGCCGCGCCAGCCCGTCGGGGGGCAGGTCCGCAATCCGGTCGTCCAGATCCGTACCGCTGGCCGAGTCGATAAAGAAGGCGTCTCGGATGCGGGCCAGCCGCAGCTCCACGTTGGCCATTTCTTCGGCCCACGCCTGGATCATGTGCGCGAGCGCGGAGCCCTCTGACACGTCGTCCAGGCCACCGCGCGCGACAATGCGTGCGGCTAGCTCGCGGCGGATTGTGGTGGTTGTTCGGGGCTCGTAGGGCATGGTTCGCCTATTCTACGCGGGTGTGGGCAGCGGTGCCAGGACGGTCAGCGCCGCCCCGCTTGAGTCTTGCGAGACTACCTCGGCCTCCACAGTGTAGGTGTCGCCGTAGTCCTCGACGGCCAGCGCGCTGATCGACTGGACCCGGGGGTCGCGCAAAAGCTGATCGCGCACATGCGCCGCGACATAGGCGCGCGTGCCGGACGACCCGCTGGTGCCCACAAGCAGGGGCAGTCCGTACAAGGGGAAGCCCGACGACTCGCCCTTGACCGTCAGCATGCGCAGCCGGATCGCCTGCTCCAAGTTGGCCGCGCCTCGGACGGTTTGCAGATCACCGTCGGGCGTGAAGACCAGATCACCGTCAGGGGCGACGTATAGGTCCCGCAGGTAGGGATCGCCCCGCGCGCCGCTCCCCAGCTCGGGGTCCACCGCCTGCACCGGCACCAACACGGTATCGCCTTGGCGCGCGGGCCTGCCGCTCCCCAGCCGGTGCGCCGACTGCCAACCGTTGTAACTCGCGATCTCGATCCACCGCTCAGGGTCGCCCAGCACGCGCCGCGCCACAGCCCGCAGCGTCTCACCAGCCCGCAAACGCACCAGCGTCAGCTGGTGCGCGCGCAGGTTGACCGCTTGGGTGGGCTGGGTCGCCCTGTGGCCGTCCAGCGGCCCCACAGCCGCCGCGCGCGCCTCGGCCCCCCCCAGGTCACCACCGCGCCCGCCGCTAAGCCCCAGGGCCGTTGTGGCGTCACGGGACGCATCCTCTACACCGTAGCCGATGGCCGACTGTAGCCGCTGCCACTCGCCTTGGAGCGCGACCCAGCCGTTGACCCCAAAGGGGTCGTCAGCCCGGCCGCCGACGATGCCCTCCCAAGCCCCCCGCGCCTCGGTGGCGATGTTGGCCAGATCCGCCACGATCTCCGAGGGGAAAAGCAGCACGGCGCGGGCCGCGTCCACGGTGTCCGCTGTCACCTGGGCTGACCGCTGGAGTGCCTGCAACGGTCGCCGCAAGACCTCAAGATCGCCGCGCAGGTTGACCGCTGCGTTGAGTGCCACCGCCGCGTATGCGTTCGCGTTGTCGATGGCCGCCGCAGCCGCCTCAAACGCCTCAGACACGGGGCTCAGCAGGTTGATAGGGTTGTTGGGCGCTGCGTCCCCGTATGCTTTCAGGGTCAGTTGCCATTCGCGCGTGTGCGGGCTCTTGCCTGCGTTGCGGTCCCACGACCAGCTCTCAATCTCAACGCGCAGGTTGACGGACTCATCGAAGGCGCGGAAGACCAGATCCACCACGCCGAAATCATCGTCCGCGACGATCTCTTGATACAGGTTGAGGAAGGCGTCGAACTCTTCGAGGATCTGCGGACCAGGGGCAAACACGACGGCCCCCACCCGGTTGTACCCAGCCCGCGCACGATAGCCGCTGTTGCCGCTGATCGTGACCGACCGATAACGATTCTCTGTGGCCTCGCGCACGGGCTCTTTGCCCAGCGTGTGACGCACGCTGGTAGCGTGCGGCCTGTTGAGGCTCACCGCGTCGGGGTAGTTGGGCACGCTGACGGCATAGAGGATCTGGCCGCCGACCCGCAGCTCCAGCACATAGTCAATCGGCACCCGAAACAGGGCCGCGAGCTTGCCGGTTGCGGGGATAGAGACGGCCACTAGATCAACCCTTCGCCTTGGCGCTCACGGCCATGATAGCCGACTCCAGCGCGGGTGTCGTCGGCAGGTAGGGCGTGACGGGCGCGATCTCCCCAGGCCCTTCCCAGAACGTGTAAGACGGCACCGACCCCCCCGCGCCTGTTGCGGAGCTGGCCCAATTCTCCAGCCGCACAAGCGCAGCCCGTAGCGCCTCCACCTGGGCCACCAGCCCGTCGATGTATGCGCGCGTTGTCACGCCCAGCAGCAGGGATTCCACGGCCGCGCCGTCAGAGCTGATACGAACCTGATCGGTGCCCGCGACCTGCACCCGCACGGGCTGCCCAGGCAGCCCTTGAACGACCACGCCCGCCAGCTCAGACACAACCACGCGCGCGCCGTCGCGCAGGGTCACATGGTCTGTGACGTGGTGCGCCGTGTAGTCTGCGCCGGGCTCGGGGGCCTCGGTGTCGTCGGTCACCGCGCTCGCGTCGTCGGGGTGCTGCACACCGGCCAGCACCCAGGGCCGCACCGCCCCACGCCCCTCGGGGTAGAGCAGGGCCACCTCTGCCGCGTTGCCGTCTGTGGGCAGCTCCGAAGCACCCCCGACCCCCACGCCGCCCGCGAAGTTACCAGCGCCGCCGCCCGCGCCCAGAAAGCGCAGCGCGCGGTATGACCCACCCCAGCGGTCGGTCACGTCGGCCACGGGGTAGCCGCCTGCGACGTAGACGCGATCCAGGCGCGCCCATCGAATCCGCCCGCCGATCATGCGACCCCCAAAACACTCAGGTCTAGATCCACGTCGGCAGGCCCACCGGCCCCAGGCTCACGCACGGGCGTAGCGGGCTCGACCGTGCCAAAGAAGCCGCGCGTGTAGTCCGCTCGCGTCGTGTCCACCCGCAACCCGCTGTCCTCGTCCACCTGGGCAGAGTGTGACACGGCCGTGAGGTAGCAGGTCCACGGCACCCCAGCGCCCAGGTCCACCGTCGCCCAGACTCCAGGGCGAAGCGACGGGTTAGGACGCAGGCTCAACGACCCGTCACCTCGTAGGTGGCCGTCCTGTGTGACGTGGGCCGCGTACTCAATCAGCGCGTCAATCGCGCTGATGATCGTGGCCTTGGGGGCCTCGCCGTCGGAGCTGGGGAAGAATGGCCAGCGCGCATCATAGAGCCGCAGGCCGTGGCGTCTGGCGTCTGCGGATTGGATGATCGGGGTGCCCAGCAGCCCGTAAATCCCCATCTGGCTTTTCGGCTGTAGGTACGTCTCAGCCCACCACCCGTTTTGGCGCTTGCTGTCGCTCCAGCTCACCGACCAGTTGAGCACGTCGTCAGCCAGAATAGGCGTGAAGTCACCGGGGCTCGGCGGGATCTGAAACAGGCCGGACGCCACCGCACCAGGGCCAGACACACCTCGCGACGGGTGCAGCGGGGCCATGCGGTAGATCAGGCGAGCACGCACGCCCAGGGCCGCGCCTAAGCGCGTGGTGGGCTTGCCGTCGTAGACGCCGGGGAACAGCTCCACCATCGTCGGATCAGCACCGAACGTGCCTTGGATCGCAGACCAGATCGTCCCGCTCGGGATCACGTTGCCGAACGCTTGCATGGCCACGCCGGGCACGTCGTACCACCGGCCTTTGAGCGCAAGCGGAGCGTGCGCGCGCGACCACGCGACCCCTACAGCGTCCCCGATAGCCTCGCCCCCCAAGCTGTCCGGTAGGCTCTGCTTGGCCAGCTCGCGGAACACCGTGGCCAGCAGCTCCCCAGGGTCGGATGCCTTCATCGCGCCCATCCACGCTTTCATCGCTGGCCCCCAGCTCTCAAACTGGTAGACCGCGCCGGGCACGGACAGTTTGAGCGCAGGGGCTAGCAGCATGCGCGCGTCAGTCAGTAGCGCCGTGAAGCTGTCCGCGCTGACCTGCACCGGCACAGTCGCAACCCCGTGCGGGGTCTTGCCCCCAACGCTGCGCCCAGAGCTGACGTTGCGCACATAGCCCCACCAATGGGCCTTACGCGTGGTGGCGTCTCGGATCACAAGCCACGACCCAGGGCGCACGGGGGGGCCACCGCCCCACTCTCGGATCGGGAAATAGAAGGTAGCCGACGCGCTCAGCGAGCCCGATACGCTATGCGTGAAGCTAAGCGCCCCGCACGCCCCCGTCAGGTCGCGAACGGGCCTGAAGTCCTCGTGTAGCTCAACGATCACCGGCCCACCTTGAAGAAATCCATAGCGGCTTTCATGGTTTCCAAGATCGTGTTTGCCGTGCCGGTCGGCCCCGCGAAGTTTAGGATCGCGCGCTCGGTCTGGTCCATGAACTCGATTAGCCGCTTGGACTGCGCCACGTCCATTTTTGCCAGCCGCGCCGCGCGCCCCTGGGCCTGGGCCTGTGACAGCGGCAAAGCCGCATCCCGCGCAGCTCCGCTAACGTCGATCTGGTCAGTGACCGGGGTGCGGTTAAAACCCATGATGCCGCGCGCCGACTGCGCCGACTCCCCCATCCCATACAAGGCCAGCTCTAGCGCGTCCCCGTCTTCCAGCTGGCTACGCATGGCGTTGCGCACCGACTCAGGGTCTTGCAGGCCGTTGAGCCGCCGCATAGCCTCCTGCGGGCTCTTGGCACCCTGGAAGGCGTAGCCCATCAGCGCCGCCTGCCCCAGCCCTGCGAAGTTGGCCCCGAAAGCCTGCCCCGCTCCCGTAGCGGCCTGCATCAGCCGCGCGCCAGCTCGCCCCGCCCCCGTACCGGACACGGCGGCGATCCCCGTCTGGTGCAGCCCCTTGATCGACTCAACCAGCCCCGTCTCATCCGTCAGCAGGCCCGCGCCTGATCGACCCGTGATCGTGCCGGTCAGCGATTGGATCAGCTCATCGGCGCGCGCGCCGCTCAAGCCCAGTTCTTGCGTCAGCCCGCCCGCAGTCGACAAGCGCCGGGCCAGCTGCTTGAGGCCACCCTTAGCGCCGCCGCCTGGGCCGAACGTGCGACCCAGCCCCACAAGGGTGCTCATTGAGCCGCCTGTGGCGCGGTAGCTCATCCCCTTGTCGACCACGGTATCAAGGTCGCGCATGCCCAGGCCGGGCAGCCCCAGCCCCACACTGGTTGACTCGTAGGTCCGCGCCGCCTCCTGGGGCTTGACGCCCCACTGGCGCGCGAAGTGCTGGTAGTTGATGCGCTTGCTGAACAGGTCGTAATCGGTGGGGTTGATGCCCGTCGTCGCGCCCTCTAGCCCGGTCGCCGCCATGACCGTGCGCATCTGCGCTTGCTCTAGGCTGGCCGCGTCCCCCGCGAGCCCCATGCGCTTATTCAGGCCCATCGCGCCAGCGCCACCGGCCAGCGCCAGCCCAGCCGCCGCCGCAGCCGCGAGAGGGTGCTTAGTCGCCACGCTCTTGATGATTGCAGCGATACCGCGAGCGGGCGCGCTCACAGCTGCCCCAGGCCCGCCAGACAGCACCCCCAGCCCCCCGCCCGCAAGGTGGACGCCACCCATACCCAGCGCGGCTAGGGCGTTGCCCCCTGGGCTCATAGCACCCGGCAGGCCGCCAGTCCGTGCCGCGTTGACCTTGGCCGTCCAATCCTGATTGACGCCGCCCCCGACGCCACCGCCGCCGCTCAGCGGGTTGAACGCTCGGTGCCGGGCCTCGGCCGCCTGCTGTCGCCCCGTCCACAGCTGATCAGACGCCTCCTGGGCAGCGCGCGCCTTGACCGACGGCGCAACGCTAGGCCCGCCCACCATCGTGCCCTTGATGCCGTCGTCTGCCGTGCTGGCTGTGGCCCCACCCGGTAGGAAACGCCCGCGTGCGTCTCGGCCATCTGACCGGCCTGTAGTGCTACCCGTGGCCCCGCCCACGCCTGCGCCTGGGGTTGGCGCTCGCATGCTGCCCGTGCTGCTGGTGCCGCCGCTGCCGGGCACGCTAGACCCACCGCTGCCGCCGCCGACGCCCAGCCCGTCAGCGCGCGCAGCTGCCGCGTTGAGCTTGTCGAGTAGGCGGGCGATCCCCGCCTCCGCGCTGCTCACGTCGGCCTTGACCTCAATACTGGTAGTGTGGCGCTCGTTACTCACTGGCCGCGTCCTCCCATGCCTCGCGCTCCCAGGCGTCCACTACAGGATCGCCTGTGACCAGCCGCCCCTGTGAGTCTCGGCCTACGGGGTTGGCCAGCGCGCGCCACTCCGCGTCTGGTAGCGCCAACAGCACGCGCTCAAGGTCGTGCAAGTCGACGCACAGCGGATCAGGTGTCCGCGAGCGCCACCACCACCCCGGCGACCCCCTCGCCGCCCTCACCCGATCCAGCATCGCGGCGAAAGTAGGCGGTAGCGTGGGCCTCCACGGCACCCACGATGCTGAACAAGAGGTTATCGTCCTCCTGCACCGCGTCCTCCATCCACGGGGGCGCGTCCTGTACCGCCACCGCGAAGGTGGCCATAGCGTGAAAGCGGGCCTGGGCGCGCGCGCTGAAGTGATCCCACGGCCCACCCGCCAACACGGCCGCCATGTGATCGATGTGCGTTCGTTGCTGGCCCGTGGGGGCCGTCACAACGACCGTCGCCGTGCGCTCGTGATAGGTGACGTGCGCCGGGCGATCACGGGGCACAGGCGCGCTCACAGCCGCCTTGCTGGGGTCGCTGGCGTCACGCGCCGCGCGAAGGTCAAGGGTGCGCATTACGCCTCGTCCTCATCCTTCATGCGAATGCCCTGGAACGAGACATTCTCGGACAGGACGCCAGCGCCATCCACCGACCAGCCGCGCTGCTCGATCACGCAGCCCGTGATCGTCTCCATCGCCTCATCGGTGATCGGGTCGAACAACACCGCGTCGAGGGGCGGGAAGTTGAGGATCGCGGCCGTGTCCCCGCGCGCCATCAGGCCCAGCGCCTTGGCGCTGCCCCGCTTGATCCGCACGATGGCAGCGGTGAACTGGACCATGCGCCGCATGGGCACGATCTCTTTGCTGTAGGCGTCCCCCAGCACGTCGATCCGCTGAAGGCTCTGCGTCTCGCTGCCGTTGCAGTTGGTCGCATAGCCGACCTCAGTGTCCCCGATGTAGAGCTTCGCTCGCGCGCCGCTGATCGTCTGAGTCGCCATCTATCAGGCCCCCGGAATGCGGACGACCGAAGCCGCCAGAACAATGAAGTTGATCGGCTCGACGGCCGCCGCCTCGTAGTTGATGCGGAAGGTATCGCCCAGATCGTCAACGCTCATGTTGCGCCACGCTTTGATCCAGCCCAGCCGGACCTGCTCATCGAGTCGGGAGCTGGCCGCCGCCTTGATGCGGCCCGCCGTGCCTGCGATGGCCGGATTGCCGATGCGGGTGATCAGCGCGCTGCGCAGGTCGCGGACGCTGGTCTGCACGCTCTCCCAGGCCGACACCTCGGACAAGATGGGGTTGTCGTCGGTGAGGTAGGTCGTGACGCTGCGCGCCACCTTCCAGCCCAGGTTGTCCTTGCGGAGAATGACCACGCCAGCCGCGATCATTTCCTCCGCGTCGATGTTCGCGCCCCAGGTCTGGAACACGTCACGCACGCGGGGGCGGTTGTTGGTGAGGGGCCACGCAATCGGGCTGCCAGCCTGTCCCGCGCCCATCATCAGGGCGAGGTAGCTGGGCTCCAGCGTCGGCGTGGTGCCGTTGGGGTGGTCGACCTCGATCTGGTCGCCCACCAGCGCCACATAGCGCGTGTTGAGCGCCGCCGCCGCCGCCTTCACCTGGGCCTTGGTCTGGTTGCCGACCGTGCCCACCCAGGCGTTGCGCTCATAGCCCTGGAGCGCACTGTCGGTGCAGTGCTTGCTCATCAGGCCGTGGACAGCTCCGTCGGTGCTCAGCGGCACCACGATCTGCACGTCCTGATCCTTGATCGTGTCCAGCGCCGCCTGCCAGTCGGTCGTGCCGACGGGGCTGGCCTCGGACCCACCCAGCATGTTGCCGCTCTGATCGCTGCTCAGGTCGACGGGCAGCAGGCTGGTGCCCCGCTCGGCCTCCACCAGCTGCGACACAGCCAAGCCGCTGACCAGCTGCGCCACGTCGGACGTGAGGGTCAGCAACGCCAACGCGCTGACCTCGCCGTTCGTCGCGTCCAGATCGGCCGCGTCGGTGCTGGCCGCCGTCGGGTCCAGGGTCGCCGTGGCCCAGCCGTTGATCTGCCCGATCTCGGTCAGGACGCCGGACACCTTGCGGCCCGTGTGCGGGATCAGCCGCCCGTTGTCACAGCCCACAGTCACGGCAGGCGTGAGCGCGCCACCACTCAGCAAGCTGGCCACGCTGGTGATGCTGCCGAAGCTGGCCACCGTCGGGATGCTCAGCGCGCTCACGTCGGTGATCTGCACAACCTCGGCCTGCGGCGCACCCGCCAAGTCGGTGCCCGTGATCGTCACGTCCAGCGTCTCACCGGCCGATGCGTTCACGTCGGCGCTGACGGTCACCACACCCGCACACGGCGCGTGGTCCCAATCGGTCGCCTCCGCAATGGGGTGCACAGCGCCCAGCAGGCGCGTCCACTCCAGGCGCGTCTGCGTGTTGTTGATCTGCACCACAGCCAGGGTGAGCACGCCACCCGTGTACTGGATGGTGCCCATCGCCGGGGTGTCGATCTCGATCTCTTCGGTGATGCCGTCGCGCAAGAAGGTCAGCGTGTGAACGGTGCCGGTCTTGCTCACGTCGTAGTTGAGCCGGTTGCCGGTCAGCCCCCACACGCGGCTCTTGAGCACCATCGCCTGCCCGCCCAGCGTGTCCAGCAGGTCCGCGAAAGCCTGGGTGCTGGTGGCCGTGCTGACGACCCACAACGACGACGCACCGCCCGGCACCGCGTCGTCGGCGAACGGGTCAAACGCCAGCTTGCCGATCAGCTTCAGATCGTCGGACGCGGGATCGTAGTCTGCCAGCGCGCGCGCGCTGGTGAACTGCTGCGGGGTGGACTGCTGAAAGCCCGGCAGGTCTGCCACAAGGGCCACCGCCCCCACGCTGGTCCCGCGCCCACCCAGGGCGTCCGTGTTGATCTCGGCCTTGACGCCGGGGCTGTAGATCCGCCGACCGTTCAAGAGAATGCTGCTCGGCATGTGCGCCTCCGTTTACGTTGCGAGGATACCCTAATCCTCGGTAGGGGTCACGCCGCCAGGGGTGCCTGCTCCGGTCGCGGGAGGGGTGCCCACGTCCTCGGGCACGTCCCCCAGCTGCACAAACCACTCAGCCGACGCCACAGACCCACCGGGCAGCTGCTCGGGGACCTCGATCTCAAGTACCGCCGAGTAGGTCAGACGACGGATATAGATCCCCAATTCCTCGGCCACCAGCATTTCATCCATGCCCAGCTCACCAGCGCCGTCGTACTGCACGCTGATATAGCCAGACTTAATAAAACTGACGGTCGCGCGGATCATAACGGCCTGGATCACTCGGCACAGGCTGCGCGTTACCTCGTCGCGCTTGGCCATGACCGTGATCTCAGCCGTCTGCCCTACGCCAAAGCCGATATGCCGACGGCCCCCGATGATCCCCTGCGATTTGCCCAGGTAGCGGTCTGATACCGTCTCGCCCATCAGCTCCACGCTCACCAGGGGAAAAGCCTCAGGCGCGCCTGGGGCGAAGGCTGCGCGGAAGACGGGGGGGTCTGCGACTAGGGCCGCGTGCCACTCGGCCGCCACCCCCGCGCTCACGCCGGGCAGCAGCTCCGCGAACGCATCAACATCGTCTCGGTAGCCCACCCACCCGTTGTTCAGCGCGTGGACGATGTGCATATCGAGGAACATCAGAACACCTCGCGGATCAGGTCGGGCACCTTGGCCTGCACCTTGCGCGCAAGGTGGCGCGCCTTCACGCCCTTGCTGCGCCATGCGGCCGGGTCGCGGTTGGCCCACGATGCCCGCCGCCAGACCTTGAAGCCGCTTGTTTGCCAGCCGCCCTTGTCGCTGTAGGTGCTGGCCTCGCGCACCAGACCCTCTAGCGGGTCGCTGACGTGGTGCGCGCGTAGCCGCTGCGCCCAGCCCGCGCCCAGCCTGCCGCCCCTGGACAGCAGTTGGTTAGTGGCGGGGTCGTTGACCCTGGGGGACAGCTTGCGCGCTGCCAGCAGCGCCCTACGGCCACCCAGGCGCTCGATCTCCAACGGGCCGGGGACCTCGGAGCTGGCCCCACGGCGCTGAAACGGCACGTTGACGTAGGGGCCGCTCTTGCCCCACTTCAGGTTGCGTGTACCGGCCCGCAACAGGAACTTGCGAACGTCGTAAGCGCCTTCAGTACCGATGCCGCCCGGCCCCATGCCGAACTCAACGATGCGCGCGAGCTGGGCCGCCTTCTTGCCCGCGTCAGGCCCAGGCAGGCTCACCACCGCGCGCGTGTCGGTGACCTCTCTCACCCCCACGCTCTTGATGTAGGCGTCTGCCGACCGTCGAAGCGAGCCCCGCGCCTCCGCGACCCACTCAGCCGCGATCACGTTGGCCAGCGTGCGCAGCTTGCGCTTTGTGTCGCCGCCCATCAGGTCTGCGATGTTCACGACGCGGACCCCGTTACCAGATACTCAAGCGTACACATGGCGTTTAGGGGCAGGCTGGCGAAGCTGGGCGACGGGGCCTTTGTCTGGACGATGGTGTCGCGGTACGGGTGCGGCAGGTCGGTGACCAGATATACGGGGTTGCTGTAGTAGCTGATTGACCAGCGCGCGCCCACAACGGGAGGGTTGATCCAGGCCAGCGCGCCCCCCACCACGTTGAAGTCCACGCCCTCCACCAGATCCCCGCCCAAGGGCGCTGTACCGTCGGCGTCTGCCTGATAGGCGTGCATTACGCCGGTTGTGACGGGGGCCGTCAGGTCCAGCGTGCGCTCCACGATAGGGTAGCGCGTTGAGCTGGGGTCCTCGCCGCTGTAGGTGTGCGTCTCGCGGTAGAGCTGCACACTGTCGCCCAGGGTCACACGGTCGCCCAGGTTGAGACGGTGTTCGGGTAGCACGCTCAGACTAACCATACCGCTAGCCATTTCCCCGTATACCTTGAAGCGGTCGGGGTGCGTTGCGGCGCTGGTGATCACGCCCCTGATACCCTGCGAGCTGTGGAACAAGTAGCCTTTGCCCTCACAGCTGGGGCAGTCCACGCGGGCCTGCCGGGTGGTCCCCGTGTTGCTCCCCAGGTCTGCGTCTAGCACCAGCCCAAGGCCCACAGACTGCCGCGAACAGGGGCACTCACTGGACTGCTGCCACGTCAGCTCTAGCCCGTGCGTCCTCACCAGCTTGCGGAACTCTTCTGGCCGGAAGTCGACCCGAGGTAGCAGCTTGACGGGGAAGCGCGAGGGTAGGATCGGCATCAGATGATCGCGATATTCATCATGCGATAACGGGCTCGCAGAGCGGGCAACAGCGCGTCAGCCTGCTTTCGCAGCTCCAAAATTCTTGCGCCGAAGCCGGAATTTGTGGCGCTGGCCGTGGTGTTAATATTTTGGCTCAAGCCGTCCATGCTGGTGGAAATACTGGCGATTCCGGCCCCTACGATCAGGTCACCAGCCACCGCGAGCGGCATCATGGCCGCGATGATCGCGACTACCTGCTTAATGTCGTCGGGGATGCTGTCAGCGGTGAAAGTCACCGTGGCATCGCCGCCCGCTGGTGCCGTTGTGACCTCGACGGTGAAGCCGCCCAGGGACCGGCTTTTGAGTCGCAGGCCAGCCGCACCGTTGGCTACCGTCAGCGCGAGATCCGTCCGATATCGGTCGGCCATCGGCGCGTCAGTCGGGAACGTGTAGGTCGCTTCAGTCTGCCCCTCGGGGATCGTCAGCGTGTCCTGATAGCAGGTAAACCCGCACTCGTAGTCGAAGCTGAAGTAGCCGGGGATGTAGTCAACCGTCTGCATCACGTCGCCCGCGATGAACGGGATACCCGCACGGATGATGTAGCTCCCCAGGCTTTCCTCGGACGGGATGATGTGGAGCTGCCCATACATGGGCGCGACCAGCTGCACCCAGGACACGGGAAACTCGACGGCCGGGAATGACCCGTACCGCAGCCGCATGCCGGTCACCTTGCGGACGGGTCGCTCGTCCAGGCGGAAGGGCCACCATGCTTGGCGGTTGGGTGCGTAAATGTCGTGGCGTTCCTCAATCACGCTGAACTGGTCCAGCACGATCCCCAGCTCAGACTGCACGGTCGCAATCGCGTGGTTGATCGCCTGGGTGAACTGCGCGTCGGGGTAGGGGCTCCCGTCGTCCAGGGTCAAGTCCACGCCCAACAGGGTCGTATCCTTGAGCCACTGTGGCGTCAGAATCTCGGTGATCCTGCACTCGGGCACGGGAGCCCTCCAGATAGGGGCCACGCGGCCCGCAGGCCGCGCGGCTGGGTGGCGTTAGGCGAACGCCAGGATGGTGAGCACGTCGAGCGCCTGGACGTTGGGGGCAGCCCCGCCGCCGAACCCGATCAGAACGTCACCGTCCTGAATGTAGGCGGTGTCCGTCGCGCCCAGGGTCACACCCGCGCCGCTGGGGTTGGCCGCGAACGCCATGAAGCGGGTCACGGTGAACGGGAACGCGAACCGGCAAGTCGCCGTGCCTGCGATCATGGCCGCCGTGATCACGCGGGACGCGATGGCCATAGCGGGCGTCTCGTCGGCCACGCCGCCCAGGGTGTTGAGGTTGACGTTGCCCACGTCCCACACGTCGGCCGCTGCGGTCAGAGCCTCGGCCAGCAGCACGTTGGGGTTGCCCGCCAGGACCGACCCGCCGGGGGCGTCGGCCGCCTTGATCCGCAGCGCCGTACCGGCCCCGATGGCATCAGCCACGATCCGCTCGGTGCCGTTGGCCAGCGCGGGCAGGACGCCACCCGCCAGGAAGATGCTGGGGTGCTCGTTGTCGGTGACGCGCGCGTTGATGGCCAGCACGAGGTTGGCCAAGGTCAACGGCGCGGTGCCCCCGATGGCGACGGCGATGTAGGCGTCGTTCGTCACGTCGGCGGCGGGATCGCGGAACTCGTAGGTGTCCGCGCCGATGCTGATCGTGTCCGCGTTGGCGTTGATCGGGTTGGTGGCGAAGTTGAGCACGGCCACCGGCACGTTGCCGTGGGCGCGGCTGGCCGCCAAGGTGCGGAACGCCGTGGGCAGCCCCAGCGCCTTCAGGTTGGGGTCGGCCGCCTCGGCTCGCTCGGCCTTGTAGAGCGCATAGGGCTCACTCATGGTGATCCTCCAGCCCCCCGACTAGGGGGGCGCTTGGGTGGCCTACAGGCCCGCCGAGTTGACGCCAGCGTTCTTGAGAACCCAGGTCTTGGTTGGGACCTTGACGATGGGCGCGCCGAACAGCATCAGCATGAACGGCTTGGTGGTTTCCACCTCGGCCAGCGGCCGACGCATGTAGTCCAGCAGCTTCACCCACTCGAAGATCTGGGGGTCGTGCTTGATGGCCAGGATCTTGCTGGTGCCCGGCTTGTCGACGTTGTTGTCGACGATGGCCGTGCCGCCCGCGCCGCCGTAGACCACGGTCTGCATCAGCTCGGCGGTCGCATAGGTGCCGTCCTTGGCGCTGCGGAAGATGCGGTAGTAGGCGGGCAGGATCGCGGGAGCGCCCGCGATGGTGAACGTGACCTGATCCCCGGCGACCACGGCCACGCCAGCGGTCGTCAAGAACGCCGACACGCCCTTGGTGCCCACGGCCTCGATGAAGTAGGTGTAGGTCCCGGCGTCAGCCGCGTTGAACTGGCTCGCGCCAGCCGCACCCGCCGCGATGGCCACGCTCAGGGTCGGGGTCGTCGGGATGGTGTCGCCCACGCCGAAGTCGCGCGCGGCGGTCTTGGCGAGGTTGGTGGGGACCGGCCACTTGTTGTAGAGGAAGGGCGCGCTGACGATGGGAACCGGCCCGTAGGGGCTCATCACGCACAGCTCCTTGGCTCCCCAGGTCAGCTTGCTGCCGTCCTGAATGCTCAGCTGGTCGTGTCGCCCGTGGCTGACGGTCTGCCGGATCAGCTCGCTGTGGATGCGGGGCTCGACGTAGATCGCGTCCACGTCCCCGTAGTTGGGCGCTCCGTACAGCTCGCCCAGCATTTCCTGCAACAGATCGACGGTCGGCGCGGAGCCAGCCAAGTCGGTGACGTTGCTCGGCGCGTTGTCCTCGATCTGCTTGAAGATGCCGTCAAACGCGAGCGGGTTCACGTCGGAGTCGCCGTGGAAGATGGCGCGCTCGGTGCGCTGGAGCAACCGGATGGTGCCGCGCTCCGTCTCTTCGGCCAGCGCGTTGCGGTTGGCCCCGATGAGGCCCACCATCGTTGCCACGTCGGTGACCTCGCGCCGCTCCGCGAGATACTTGATCCGCACGCTCTTGCGCTCGTACTCGCTGCGGTTGGTGGCCGGGACGCTGCCCTCGGCGAAGAACGGGTCCAAGTCGGCCCCGTGCTCCTTCACCACGCTGTACTCGTGGAGCGTCTGGGTCACGTCCCGCTTCGGGATCCGCTTCCACAGGCTGAGCTGCTTCATGGTGTAGGTGGCGCTCGCGAGCACGCTCTCGATGCTCTGCGGCACCAGCGGGCTGAAGGTGCCCGTGTCGCCG